GGTAATAAATATCTGAATAAACCGCTATATTTTTCAAGATATAGAGATTTCTTCCAAATCTGATATACTGATTTGATCTGTCACGTCTGTGAAATAAAAGCGATGAGGTTCATTTGCAAAAACCTCAATATTAGACCTCGACCACGTACCGTTATAAGTGTAAACATAAAAACTTGTTTCATCTTTAAAAAGTCTGATATTACTCCCTCCCTTTGCCAACAACATATTTGCAAATATATTATTGTCTGAGAGGATCACACGAATATATCTGCAAGTATCCGATGTACCATTAGGTGCACTATAGATATATAATCGATGGAGAATATTTTTGCCATAATCACAAACTTTAAACAAAGTAGCATTCTTTGATCCGCTAGAAATGCTATAAAACGTAGAGTTTAAGGCTTGTATACTATCGCTCAAGCCTGTTTTTTCTCTCGTAGCCGTACCGATCAGTTCCCCCAGCTCGGTATCATGGACTTTATTCTGTTAAGATTTTAGTCCAATTTTGCCAATTGTTATACCATTGTATACGTTTAAATACATTATCGTGTCGGAAAAAAAACTGAAGTTTACAACTACTCGATCCGTCCATAAATCCCAATGTCAATAGACCTCCCGGTGAAGAATCTGTAGGTAAATTGGTAGAACCAATATATGCAAAAATAAATTCATTCATTGGGGCTTCATTAGCATCCACTGTCTTCATTCTTTTATCCTTAATGCATGAGGCAATCCCTATCAGTCCCCCCAGAACAATTTTTGTGGTTTATTTTGTAAATGCAGAAGAATTTTTTTATCTGTAAAGACTCTAAGGGAAAGGTTAAGATGTTTGCGAAAAAAGAAGTTGTGGTTGAAGATATAGATTCCATGCCGAAGCAGAAAGTTTATAAAACTAGAAAAAGCGCATCTAAGCAATTAAACCCGATTGAGGAAGTTGCCAGTAAGATGATGTGGATTAATGGTTGTGTTTATGGAGACAGAACATCAATGAGTTACCAGATTAGCTATGATATGATGGCAGGTATCGAATTGAAAGCAAGAGAACTTGGTAACGATTTTATTGCATCGATTTGTGAATCTGTTATTAAGTTCATGAAGTGTTCAGAGAAACAGGCTACTTGCCTTGCTAAATTCGCGATAGAAAATCAAATTAAATTATAAACTAAACGCTGTGCTATCGGCTTGACGGGCAAGGGTTATGAAAACTTTCAATTCATTAGATGCAGATTTTCGCAGAGCATTCAAACAGGCAGCAAAGCAAGGTATAGTTAAATTCACGGTTGAAGGAATTAAAGACGATCCCGATTCGATTTATCCAATGTTTGAAGTATCGAACAATCACGTTACTTACTATTCCGTGCAGAGACAAGAGAGTGTTTGTATAACTGACATGAAGATAAAGGCTGTTATCTACTAATTAGCATGAAGGACAAACAATTATGACACAAGAAGATATTGATAACGGAGTAATAAGGGAATAAAAAACAGAGGCGGATTTCTCCGCCTCTTCACTATACAGCTCACTGTTAGAAAATACTAATTTGTGAGCAAATCACAATGTCGTTTCAATCCACGCACCGAAGTGCGACTAACATCGTTGATGTTCGATGTAAAGGTGCAACTTTTTGAAATAACGAGCAACAAATTATAAATGTTATAAAACATATTAATTATGGCAAGAGGACGATCTATTACCCTAGATCAAGAGTCTAGGGTATTGTCCCTATATAAGGACGGGATGGCTATTAAGGAGATAATGAAGGAAACAGATATAAAGTCTGAGCAAACGATATATAGGATATTGGACAGCAATGGTGTGCCCCGAAGACCGAAGGTTAATGGCGTGAAAAGAATACTTGTTATGATAGAGGAGGATGTAGCTGCTATCTTGGATAAGGAGCAATCAGTATCATTATATGTCAATGAGGCTATAAGATACTATCACGATAACCGGCGTTAATTGTCGGTTATTTTTTTTGTAATAAGGGAAACAATATTTATCTTTGTGGGGAGCGTGTGAAGATGCACGCCACTTATATTATGACGAAAGGACATTATACAATTTCATAAGACCAAGAGCTTGTTGCGGATTAGTTTCCGTGACAGGCTCTTTTTTTTTTGTTTTGTATGACAAAATAAAGGTTAGCTTGAAAATCGGGTAATCCAAAACGTGTAATTGATGGGAATTAAAAGTTAACATAAAATTAGGTAATATGACAGATTTAGTTTTTAAAGGCCAGAATGACCAAGTTTTAACAAACAGCTTATTGGTTGCTGAGAAGTTTGGGAAAAGACATGCCGATGTAATAAGAAGTATTGATAATATTCTTAATACGGAGGATGAATTACTAAACGCAAAAATGCGTTTAGCTTTTGTATCAACGACTTACGAAGATTCAACAGGTAAAAGTAATCCTGCCTATATCATGAACCAAAAAGGTTTTTCTATTTTGGTAATGGGATGGAATGGTATAAAAGCCTTGAAATTTAAAAATGAGTTTTACGATGCATTTGAGGCAATGGAACGATCATTGAAAGAAATTAAAACTCCTCAAACATATGCGGAAGCGTTGCGCCGGCTTGCGGATGAGGTGGAGGCAAAAGAACAGATTCAGTACCAGCTTGAACAGAAGACCGAGCAACTTGATGAATCCAAAGAATGGTACAGTATCAAGCGTTGGGCAAAGGAACATAATATGAACTGGCGTTCCATTAACTGGCGAAGAATGAAAGCATTGTCTTATGGATTGGGCTACGAGATCAAGAAGATATTTGACGCCAACTATGGACAGGTGAATATCTATCATATTAATGTGTTCAAAACTTACTTTCAATGAGAGATGTAATCTACAATTTTATAAATGAGCACATGATGATACACATTGTGCTTATAGCCTTGTGTATTGCGGCTACAATGGGGGCGATGTTAGTGGACCTTATTACGGGAGTTATGAAAGCCAAGCAACGGGGGGAGGCAAGAACATCCACGGGGTATAAGAAAACAGCCGTCAAGGCGAAGAAGTATTTCACCCCGTTCATAGAATTGTGCTTCATTGACCTGTTATGCTGTGTTGTTATCCCCTTCCCTGTTTTTTCAATGATTTGGACGGGTTACTGCATTTTTTGTGAGTTTAAATCGGTACGCGAAAAATCGTGGGAAAAAGCGGAGTTGCGCAAGGCAGAAAAGACAATGAGTGTGATTATCGAGAACAAGGATGATATTGCCAAGGTCATGGCTCAGATATTGTTTGACAACGAAAATAAAAAGGAGGATAAGAAATGAAATATTTTACAATTGCAGAATTATGCCGTAGTAATACAGGAGAAAAGTTAGGTATAGAGAATGTACCTAACTCATTTCAGAAAGCGAATATGGAGAATCTAATTAATCATCTTCTTGATCCGATCCGGCAGATGTGGGGTAAACCCATTATTGTGAATAGCGGCTTTCGTTGTGTTAAATTAAATAAAGCTGTGGGAGGTGCAAAGAACAGTGAACACATGTCAGGATGTGCGGCAGATATAACTACCGGGAATAAGGCAGACAATAAAAAATTGTTTGATATGATTCGAAATTCTTCCTTAGAGTGGAGGCAGCTTATTGATGAGAGTGGATTCAGTTGGGTACATATATCCTATAATCAGTCCGATAATAAAAAGCAGGTATTACACTTATGAAATGGTTAATATATATAATCGTTATTGTGTGCGTTTTCGGTTTAGGATGGTTCGCAAGACCATCCATAGAAACGGATATAGAGGTAAGAGCAGATACGGTATTCAGCACGAGTATTATTGTAAAGAGAGATACGGTAAAGTATTATCTTCCTTCCCCTGTACTGTGCTGGCATGATGGTGATACAATCCATGTAGGAGACACAATTCTTCCTGTCGAGCAGAAGGTATACAGAGATAGTGATTACATTGCTTATGTGAGTGGTTACAGACCTAACCTAGATAGTATCTATGTTTGCTCCAAAACACTGACAGTAACGAATGACATCTATCACACGGTTAAGATAAAACCTAGAAGATGGGGTCTGGGAATAACAGCCGGTTATGGATTTGGTAAGGATGGTTTTTCTCCTGCGGTTGTCGCAGGAATAAGTTATAGAATATGGTAATCAACAGAAGGGAGGTGCAAGATGAAATAGTAACCAGAATGCCACAGGTAGAAGCGTGGCGTATAATAGAAAAACTCATTTAACAAAAGTAATTCTTTCAGGGGGGCAGAATTAAAAGAACCCCCGACACTTGAAGTTTAACGCCAATCAAACTTTAAAGTATACAAAGCATACGTAGATAAGTGTCAGGGGTAGTAATATCCTTACTTATTTCCTACGTATGCTTTTGTTATGATTTTATTTGATTGGCGAGGCAAAAATACAACAAAAATTTAAACCACAATGTGCAAGTCAGAAATCTTTGCCAAAATAATTAATATTGTTTCAAAAGAAACAGAAGTGTCTGTAGACCAAATATTATCATCTGATAAGAATATGGAAACTGTAGATGCCCGGTATCTTCTTGTATATTAAACTATAAAAATATCTAAAATTGTTCTCGCATGGTTTGAACCAATCATTTTTGCAAACTGACTCTCTGAAACAGATTTTTGTCTGCAAATGCTAATAACCCTTTGTAAAACACCTTCTTCCATATTTTGTTATTTAGAATTATAATAAATAGAGCTATTGAGCTAAGTTTTTTCTTTTAAAATATTGTTTTAAGCTCAAAAGATCTTATATTTGCAGCGTGAAAAACGAATTAATTTAGTTCAGTTTCGCAACGACAATAATTAATATACAAATATATGAATAAAAAAGAAAGAACCAAAGAAATCCCACGGGTAATCGTTCCGCAAGGTGCACAAAAACGCATCGCATCTCATTTCGGGGTTAGCGGTGAAACAGTACGCAAGGCATTAAAGTACATTATTAACACTGAACTCGCAGTAAGAATAAGGGAAGAGGCGATAAAGAATTATGCTGGCGCAGAATCCATTATAAAAATAAGAGTATAACAATTTAAAACAAACTGTCATGATACCCATAAAAGATGAAACCAGATTGATAGACCTCACAATAGGCGAACTTAAGAGCGTGTTAAGTAATATAATCCGTGATACGATGTCGGGATGTGATGTCAAGGACAAGGAACAGGATTACGTGTACGGGCTTAAGGGTATATGCCAGTTGTTCGGTTGCTCTAAAAATACTGCAGCAAAGTTAAAGGATGGAATATTGAAAAAAGCGGTATATCAGGATGGTCGTAGAATCTTGACTGATCCGGTGATGGCAAGGAAGCTATTCAACAACTATTATTCAAAGAAGAATTAATAAAATGAGCAAAGCAACCGATTTTATAAATAATAAATGCTACCAGCTTGGCAATCCGATAGAGCCGTTGATTTTTAAAGCTGACGCATTGGAGGCTGTTAATATCGCATCCAAGGAAATAGAGGAACGAGCTGTGAAAGTGTACCGACAGTTATGTCCTTGTTATCAAAATGGGAAATGCAAGCATTATCCCCACAACCAAAAACAAGGTAGCCAAATATGTGATATCGAATGTGATCGTATAAGTCATCTAAAGAAACAGCTGGCTTGTATCTCAACAGATAAATAAATTTCTTCCCTCCCGTAAGATTTGTGGTAACAACCGGTTTAAGCCGTTGAGGGGAGCTGCTTAAAGTTCTTTCACATCATTGTAAATGCTCATATGGTGTAACTCATAAGCCGTATGATGCAGACAAACGGATTGATTATAGGAGTCAATACCAGCAGGGATGCCGTGACGTATTGAGGGTCTATAATAATAATTGATTGAACATACTTTCGGTGCACCGATTTGTCCTTAGTGCATTAAGTAAACTTGGTTGGGCACAAGTACCGCCGAAAGGTCTAATATATCCCCTCCCGTAAGATTCGTGGTAACAACCGGTTTAAGCCGTTGAGGGGAACAATATAAAAATTTGTATTATGAAAACAGCTAATTTTATCCTGTCTATATTTGCCACCCTATGTTCCTTAGGAATGATTTATGGTGCGATAGTTACGGAAAGTCCTATAAAATCCGTATCGGTGATTATATTTTCTATTATCTCATTATTGTGTGTGAGATTGGTGGCAATGACATATAAGGAGTTAAAGGAATATGAATGATTTTTTCATCTAGTTTTTTGTGTTTATAATGTTAATTGCATAATTTGTCCGTGCCGATGTGTGAATATAGGTACGGAATTTCACCGTCCATAGCTGGTACTGTCTAAGGAAATAAGCATAAATAATTATCTGTTCTAATCTCTACTTTCATTTAACGGATAGTACGGCGATCCGATTCCGCTGACGGTGGCTGTAGGTTATCATAATAAAGTCGTTTAGGTTTTGCTCCTGTAGTCTGTGAAGATAACAGGAGCTTTTTAATTAGAAACAAGTTAAATTATGGATATAAATATAATAAAGGAGAAAGCCAGAGAGTATGCAAATGGTATACATGGGATTACGCACAAAAGAACAGCATCGGTGGATTTTGAGAAAGGTGCTCAATTTGTTTTGGAATCCATGAAATGGAGGAATGCAGAAAAAGATCCTCCACCATTGGACACAAGAGTGCTTGTGAAGAGTTCCGGGAAATTTGTGAATACCGGGATGTTGGTATTCGATAGTGAGCATAAGAAGAACATTTGGATATGTGGAAATACTAACCGGGCATGGGACATTGATTTTTGGAAACCATTGCCACAATAATATAAATATCATGGAAAAGAAATATCAAATAACAAGTTACCAGCTTGTGTATGCCAGTGGTGGCAGGGATACAGTAAAATTGTTCATGCCTGTTATGGTGGATGATTTGGAGAAATACCGTAACAGTATCCGTGCGACACATGACTGCATTGGTGTAAATCTTACTTATACCGAACTGCCATGAACCCATATATAGTTCAAGGCGTAACGCTTGTGTTTTATGACGGAGAACGTGAGGAACTGTCTGTCTTGGATAGTAAGATTACTGACAGACCTCCCAAACTTCTTAAAGAGCAAATTCTTGACGGATTTTCCAAGATGGAGAATCCTCCGGTTAAAGTTGAACTTAAAATAAAATGGTTATGAAGAAAGGTGATAAAGTACGTGAGATAGGTGATACGCTGACAGGTACGATTGTTTATATCGCTAACGGGTATGCTGATGTCAAATATCCTAATATGAAGGGTGTATGCTCGTTGCCGGTCCAATTTCTTGAAAAGGTATGAGGACTATAAGACAGATAAGCGATGAACTGGATAAACTTTATTCAGAGCTTGATATAGTCCAGTCAATGAGTGAGGAATCGGTAAGGTTCACATTCAATGCTGAATGTAAGGGCAAGTATATATCCTTGCTTAATGAAGAAATCGATTCTCTTGAAAACGAGCTTGAAGAATCGGAAAGATATCATGGCAGGAAGCGGAACTTTGTAAGGACTGCGGACCTGCCTTTTTTGTGTTGGTAAATAATAATTTTATATGAGTGAACAGTTAATATACAGTAAGATAGCCAATATCCTCAAAGAAACAAAGGCTATCACCAAATCGGAGAATAACCAGCAACAGGGGTTCAAATTTCGTGGTATTGACAATGTTATGAACGAACTTCATGAATTATTCTCAAAAAATGAGGTATTCATACTACAGGAAGTGCAGAGCTTCACAACAGAGAACAGGATAACGAAATCCGGCGGTACGAACACATTCACAAGAGCTACGATAAAGTTCAAGTACATGACCACTGACGGATCGTATGTTGAAACGGTAAATGTAGGAGAAGCTCAGGACAGTTCCGATAAGGGTTTTAATAAATGTATGAGCATAGCGTTGAAATATTCTCTACTTCAAATGTTTCTGATTCCTACAGAAGAGCAAAAGGACCCTGATAGTACGACACCTGAGGAAACGGATTTCCTTGCGATGGCATTGCAGGAAGTAAGATCAAGCCTGTCAATCGAGACATTACAGGTAGTATGGGGAAACTATAAGGAATTACAGAGTGACAAACGTTTTGTTGAAGCGGTGACAAGAAGGAAAGGAGAACTGAAATGAAACTAATCAAATCACAAGTCGTTTTCAATCCCGATGAACATACTTATATGCTAGGGGATAAGGAACTAAGCGGTATTACTTCCGTGATAGGCAGACAGCTTTTCCCCGATAAATACCGTGATGTTCCCGAAGACGTGTTAAGGAAAGCGGCTGAAAGAGGTACTATGATCCACTGTATATGCGAACTTGTTGATGATATGGGGATAACTCATGACAGCGACGAAGCACAAGGATACAAGGAACTGAAAGATGATTGGGGATTGAGATACGAATGTTCCGAATATCTTGTATCTGACAATGAGCACTATGCAAGCTGTATCGACAAGGTTTATCGCGAAAATGATACGGATTTTACTTTAGGTGATATAAAGACCACCTACGTACTTGACAAGGAATCTGTAAGATGGCAGTTGAGTATATATGCATACCTTTTTGAGTTGCAGAATCCGGGATGCAATGCGGTAAGGCTTATAGGTATATGGTTGAGAGGCAAAAACCATGAGATAGTAGAAGTCGAGAGAATACCATCAGAAGTTGTAATGAATCTGTTGAAATGTGATTCGGAAGGCAGACAGTTTGTGAATCCCTATTCCATATCCCCTGTTACTCTTCCTGACGAGTACCGAAAGATGGAGAGGACAATACAGGAAATTGTGTCACAGGCAAAATACTGGTCTGATAAAAAGAAAGAAATAACTGATGGCGTTATGATGGCTATGGTAGAAGCCGGTGAATATAGTTGGAAAGGTGATATCATATCATTTACTCGCAAAAAGGACACTATCAGAAAGGATTTCGACAAGAAGGCGTTTGAGAAAGATTATCCTGATTTGTATAAGAAATATTTAAAAGAGATTCCAGTAGTTGGAAGTGTAACATTAAAAACAATAGAATAACATGCACAACAGAATATCATTAATAGGAAATGTCGGGAACCAGCCGGAGATAAGAACGATAGGCGATTCAAAAGTGGCTTCAATGTCTTTGGGTGTAACCGAAAAAGGATACACAACGAAAGACGGTAAGAAGATAGAAGACAGAACAACTTGGTTTCGTATCGGTCTTTGGAGAGGTCTTGCGGAGATTGTAGAAAAGTACGTCAACAAGGGCGATAAACTCTTTGTGGAAGGAAAGATGCTTTCCCGTGAGTACGAGAAAGACGGGGTTAAATATACGGCTTGGGAAGTCACGGCAACGGAGATTGAGTTGCTTACACCAAAGAAGGACGGAAACGGTCAAGATACTAAATCAGCCCCTTCAACAACGCAGCAAGCGGCTAAAGAATCAGACGACTTGCCATTTTAACCTATGCGTTACGATCCTAAATTACCTCTTGACGTTCAAAAGGCAACCGTCCGTTTCAACAAGCTGATAAATGGGCAGAGACCTTTTGAACTTACAGAGGTCAAGGAAAGAAACCTGTCCGAAGAGCAAATGAGAACCATAAGGCAAAACAACACAGTTCACTTGTGGTTCTCTGTTTTTGCGAAAGAGATAGGCTGTACGTTTGACGAGTGCAAGCGTGATGTGAAAAGGAAACTTCTTGGACGTAAGCCTGTAATCAATGTTGTTACTGGTGAAACGGATTGGGAGGACTACAAGACAAGCGAAATGTCTGTTACCGAACTATCCTCATTTATGGATAAATTCAAAATGTGGGCACAGGCAGATTTCGGATGTTACCTACCATACTACGGCGATGTAGGTTATGAGGAAATGATGAGAGAATATAGAAACAGATAGATATGAGATTAAAATGTGATATAAGTAAGTGTTCTGCAAATTGTTGTTGCAATGTCCCAATTCCTAAAGGTTACTTCACAGCTTTAAAGAATCGAATCGTCAGACCTATAATCAGGTTTGAGGATGCAGGTAACAATCCCGAATTGGGGGGAAACAATGTGGTAGCTATCACAAATGAGGACATTGCAGAAAACAGATGCCCGTTCCAGCGTTACGATTACAAGTGTAACATATACGACCGCAGACCGAAGATATGCCGCATCTTCGGAGAGGGTAAGCACAAGTATTTGCAATGCGGATTTTTGGGGCAGAAGGCACCAACTTTCAATGAAATTCTTACCGATGTTAATTCGGTTATGGATATACTTAAACTTATAGACAAATGAAACTTACTTTGACAAAACAAGAAGTGCTTCTCATCCAGTTACTCCTTCATATTTATAAAAACGAGTTGCCCGATGACGGAACAGAGAAGCATGGACGTTTTGTCGGGAAGCTGTACAAGAAAATCAAAAGACAAGTTATTAATCAATTAAAATAATATGAAAATTACAATCAACAAACCAACAGAATTTGAAGCGGTCTACTTAGAAGTGGATGCAGGTGTACGCTATTGGGATGACGGATACATCAACGGTATGGAGGATACCGATTGTGAAGAAACGGATGGAATCCCCCAGATGCCTTGTGCCGAATATATGGGAGAACAACACATGGTGCTGCGTGGTTATAACTGGCGTTGGCGACCACTGATAGATATTGAAACAGGACAAATAGTCAACTGGTCCCAAGGAACAACTGCCCGTGTTCATTATAAAGTGTGCGATGATTTCCTTTGTGATATTCTTGATGGGAACAAAAACGTTATCACCTCTTATGACGGATATGTACCTAAGATTATGTGTCCGGCAGATGAAGGATATGGCGACTACATCATTATGAATATTGATGAGAATGGATTTATTCAAGGATGGAAAAAAGAATTGATTAAACGACTAATACAAGAAGAGGACTGATTATGGAAAGCAACATATCACGAGATCATATTGCGCTTGAAGCGATGAAGTGCATAATGATGACAGCAAAACGCAGGAGAACTTTATGGAACAGAGTTGTAACATTGTTTTTCCCATCCGAAGAAGAAAGTGTTATAAACTACAATCATGAAGGACAGGCTAAAACAGCTTACCAAATAGCTGATGCAATGATTAAGGAACGTAATAAGACAAAGGAGGAATGATTATGCAAGACTATATTTCAGACTGGTTCATCCCGATGGACTTCGGTAATGATATGTCGGATGAAGAACCTAACGGTGAGGATAATTTTAATTTTGAATGAATATGGAAAAGAAATTTGAGCTAACAGATAACTTTATAATCAATGCTTTTGGAGTGAAGTTATTCCAAATCAAGTGTACAAAGTCTTTCAAATATGCCAAGGAAGGTGATTTGGGAGGATATGTTGAGAAAGATGAGAACTTAGACCAAGAAAGCAATGCTTGGGTGTACGGCGATGCTCGGGTGTCCGGCAATGCTCGGGTGTCCGGCAATGCTGAGATAGACAACAATAATAAACATTGCGGATTTGACTGTTTCGGTTCTGCCAACCGCCACACCCATGCCTACCTGACAAAAGAAAACAAAGTGGAAATAACATGCGGATGCTTCCGTGGGAGTATTGAAGAGTTTGAAAAGAGAGTGGAAGAAACCCATTCGGGCACAATCTATGAGAAGCAGTATAAAGCCATCATCGATGTTATTAAAATTAAATTTGGGTTGACTGATTGATATAGTCGGGCATTTGTTTACATGCCTGCTCGGCCTGTGAAGATAGGGTGGGCAAACATGGGATAAAATGGTCATATGGTGCTAAGACTAATGAATGGAAATTTCAAGTGTACATAGAAATGGAAGTCATCAAGACCGTAGCTGAGAGTAATACATTTGTTGAGTAGTTTAAAGATCGTAGGATAGCCAATCTACGGACGAAAGCGAGAAATCAGACGATACTTGTGTAGGTTCGACTCCTGCTTATCCCTCATAAATGTGAGCCACACATAAATGGCAATGGTTAGTAAATAATGGTTGTGCCCCGGAGAATACGCTTCGGGGCTTTTAATTAGGAAAATTATGAAGACATACGCAGATACTTTTAAAGATAAAATAATAGGTCTGTCAAAAGAAGAATTGCAAAATCTAAGAGATTCTATATTTGATAAAATAGAGGTTTATAGAGAAAGACTTGCTATAGTAAGCAACGATAAAAAAGTTCATGATTTAACCGTCTCTATTCGTCGGAAGAAGATAGAAATAAGAGAGATAAATAAATTGTTGAAACAATGCCATACTACATAAAGAAATAAAACTATGACATACGAAGAGATGAAATCCAAGGCTTGTGTGGCAAGCAGCCGTAGTAAGCCCAAAAATGAAGAGCATAAAATACAATGTTCTTGTGTTAAATATTTCCGTTTAAAATATCCCCATCTCAGGAATATGTTGTTTGCTGTTCCTAATGCGGCAAGACGTTCTGCAAGGAATGGTGCTTATATGAAAGATGAAGGTATGCTTCCCGGAGTTGCAGATTTGATACTTCTAAAGAGCAACCGCTTCTATGGAGCTTTGTGTGTGGAAATGAAAAAGCCTGGAGAATACCAAAGGCCGGTACAAAAAGAATGGCAAAAGGAATGTGAGGCGAATGGTAACAAGTACGTTGTTGTCCGATCATTGGACGAGTTTATTAAAGTGGTGGATAATTATTTGAAAGATATTTGAATTTTATTTTGGTGTTTTGAATTTGAGTTGTATCTTTGCGGTGAAAAGTTCGCCAAACTTTGATTTTATATAGCATATCGAAAGTGGATATTTTTATATCTACTTGACAGCTTTTATCGCAAAGATATAGCCGTTAGTTTTCCCTACGGACTGCTTTCGTTATGCGAATTTAGTCGGAGTTTGGCGACTTTGGGAGGCTAACGGCTTTCCTTTTATACATAACTCAAATTTCATCGTATGCCAAACTCCATGAAATTAGAGCAGAAGCGAAGTACAGTAACTTCTACATCTACGTTATCGGCTAACGTAAAAGCCATTTTCATGTTATTAATGCTAGTACTCACTATCATTAACCCTATCTTGTTTATAATTCCCTTTTTATTGTGCTTTATCTCAGTGAAGAAAGGAGGTCTTCTATGAAACAGTACGACTTCACTTCATTCAATGAGATGCTAAACAATTTTATTACCTCTGAGGAATTAGCAAAGAATATCGTGCAATTACTCTTTAACTACGCTTCCATTGTTGACGAAGAATCATTGGGGCAGTTTAAAGATGATGTAGGCACGCTGTACATCATACACGAGGAAATAACCAAAATAAGATAAAAATATAATTAACCAAGTGTTGGTAGCCTTATACAAGGCTGCCACACCTCTTATATCATAAATCATGAAAACAATAGGAGAAATAATGAATGAAATAGAACATATACCTAAATGCCCTAAAAGTGGTCATGGGAAGAAATAGAAAATTAGGACTTGATTATTTCCCTATGGACGTGGATTTCTTTCAGGATATACGCATTAGAAAACTAATCAAGTATCAAGGCGGTAAAGCTGTAACTGTATATGCTCTCCTGCTATGTATTATCTACAAACAAGGGTACTACGTGAGGTGGGATGATGAGTTGCCCTTTATTATCTCGGAACAAACCGGGTTTGAAGAGGCGTATATACAGGAAGTCTTTAAATGCTGCCTGATAGTCGGGTTGTTTTCTAAAAAACTGTATGATTCTGACAAAGTAATTACATCGAAGGGGATTCAGGAACGTTATAAGAGTATTTGTGACCCGTTGAGACGTGTATGTCAATTTGATGAATTTGGACTTATTTCCTCCGAAGAAATAGGCATTTCCTCCGAAGAAATAGGCATTTCCTCCGAAGAAATAGGCATTTCCTCCGAGGAAATAGGCATTTCCTCCGAGGAAATAGGCATTTCCTCCGAGAAAAGTACACAAAAGAAAAGGAAATAATAAAGAAAACTCTATAAATAGAGTAAAAGAAAAAATGGGTTCTGATTTTGGAAGTTGTGATATACCCCTCAGTGAATTGCAACATGAGCTGTCAGCAGATAGCGGATGGGAAGAAGCAATAAGGCTTCATTTGTACCGTAACGGGATAAAGGTTTTCGACCATGATATGTTTCTTCTATGGCTTGACAAGTTCGTGATAAGCCTAAAAGCCGGAGGAACTATCTCGAAAGACAGGAAAGGCTTTATGGAGCATTTCAGAAACTGGATATTGACTGAGATAAAAAGAGGGGCTACAAATTTGTTTCAGGATACGAATGATGCTTTGCTGAAATCTTCCGAATGCAACAAGACATATCACAAATTCCTGTCGTATATCAAGAAACAAGCACCGTATTGTTTTTCCAATATGCGATTGCCTACGGAAGAAGAGTTTTTGCTTTTACGAGACAAATATGGGAACGATATGTTTAAAAACGCATTATGCACAATTGAAGGCAGAGTAGACATCCGTTCCAAATGGGATGTTTTGTATAACGCTGTTTTAAAACAATTTGAGTTTATGAAAGATGAAAAATGAAATAATACCGAGTGGAATGCGTATATTACCAAGAGATGAAGAATGTGAGAAACGTGTTCTTGGGACCATTCTAAGCGAGAGAGATACCATTTACGAAGTGAGGGATATCCTTACTGAAAATTGTTTCTATAACGATTTTCACAAACAGATATACAGGACTGTATTGGAGATAACAGATTCCGGAGGAAGGGCCGATGCTGTCAGTGTGAAATCAAAACTGGAGTTCTCCTATCCGGACTTTAGTTTATATGAGCTGGTAAAGATTTCAGGAATGTACACATTCGATCTGTATCAATATGCGTGCAGACTTCATGATCTGATGATACGAAGACGTTTTTTTGATATTGGGAGTTATCTTGACAGTAACGCTTTTAATGAGAAGGAAGATATTGCCGATGTCGTGCAAAAAGTGTCAGACCAGCTTGCTAATCTGTTCTCATCCAATTGTAATTCTATCAGCACAGTCAAGGAAAGCATAGAATCCGTGTATGAAACGATAAACCGCAACATGTCGGAAAAAACAGAATTGACAGGTACACCGACCGGATTTGACAAGATAGACGGGAAAACAGGCGGGCTTCAAAAATCAGACCTGATAATAATTGCGGGTGAAACAAGCCAAGGAAAAACTAGCCTTGCTGTAAGCATGATGAAAAACGCTGCAATAGCAGGTGCTAAGATAGCCATGTATTCAATGGAGATGAAGAAGGAACAGATTACGTCTAGAATCATTTCAATGATAAGTGGTATTCCTTCAAATGTTATACTTTACTCACCGCTTTCCGGTATGCAGTTGGAAAATGTAGACCGAGCTGTGGATACTGTATCAAAAATGCAAATCTATTTCGATGACAGGAGCACGTCCAATATCGACACGATAATATCCTCAATCCGTCAAATGAAATTAAAAAATGGGATAGACGGGGCTGTGGTTGATTATTTACAGATTTTGAATGTTAACATGAAGGGAAGCAACAAAGAACAGCAGATGGGAGAGGTTGCAAGAAGGCTGAAGAATCTGGCAAAGGATTTGGATATATGGATTATTGCATTGTCACAGATGAATAGGGATAATCTTAACCCTGTACCTACATTGGCAAGGTTAAGGGATAGTGGACAGATAGCGGAAGCAGCAGATATAGTCATGCTGATTTATCGCCCCGAGGTAAAAGGGAAACGTTATCCTGATGAGTTTTCAGACGTGGACACAAAAGGAACTGCCATGATTGATATAGCTAAAGGCAGGAATATAGGGCTATTGAAGTTTATCTGTGGTTTCAATGCCGCATCTACTCACTTTTACGACTTGAACATTATTCCCATATCAAGTAATAGCACTGAAGAGGATAACAATCCATTTTAAATATGGCAAAGAAAGTCAAACCGGAAATTGTATATGTCAAATGCCGGAACTGCAAGAATGCTTCGGACTTCGGGGACAATTCTGCGTATTGCAGGGCCAAAGGGCATAGAGTGTGCGCCTGTGACAGATACGGGCAAATTTGTAACAGTTTTCAAAAGAAAGAATCATAACGAAAAAAGGAGAAATTTATGAATACCGAGATGCAGACAAAGATACGTGAATGGGAAGCGGAACGCGACAGGAACCTACGCATCCACTGTCCTATTGTAGCCGCCAAATTCCAAAGATGGATTGACAGGGCGAAGAAAGAAAACGATAGACAGCATTTCCAGCCCCGTGACAAGATTTTCAACAAGAAAGCCTGTAGTTGATACTTTCATGCAGGAAAATTCATTATACGGCTTTAAAATAGGTTGTATCAAATAAAATAATTGATAAAAAATACACGATCATGCAAGGAACAGACAAACTGAATACGATAACCAACATCGTATTTGTCCTCACGGACGTTTTAGAAACCAACCTTCTTGAAATGCAGCAGAAATACAAGAAGGAAGGCTTTGAACTCAGACACGATTCAAAAAGAAACTTCAACACAGCCATAGCCGCGATAAAGAGATTGAAAAGTGATGTGAATCATTGCAGTGAATCCACTCAGGAAAACTTCGGCAATGATTCTGACATGGTGAATGCTATGTTACTCACACTGATTGACAGATGCGGTGATGATGACAACCTCGCTTATAAGATGTACGAATACATTAAATCTTTCCCGTCCAAACTGAATTTGGACCTGGATTTGGATAATGCGTTCAGTCATTTGTCTAGAAAATCATGAAAACTGCTGATGACTGGAAAACGGTGAGTTAGTGGAAGTTGATTAACAGTTGACTGATAATACAATTAGAATTTAATATCCAATAATTACCATTTACCTGACATCAGGAAAATGGTTCAAAACTATAAAGAAATGAATAAAACTCAAAAGAAATTGTTGGCAAGGCTTATGGCTGTTACAAACAGCCTTGGCGGAACGCTTGACGGTACTGCTACCTGTGAGCAAAAATACATTGATAGGCAACGTGCTCACAGGCTCTCATACAAGGTCATATATGGTTTATTTGGCGATAATCCTAACAATCCCTATCGTGAAGATGATATAAATAATGCCTATAAAGCTATTGAGGAAATGGAGAAACTGGTACAAAAGGTATATCCTGACCGGAGTGGCTTTTTGAAAAATGAAGAAAAACAATAACCCTCAAAACTGAATAAAAATGAAGCAAATAGTGATTGGCGATAAGCCTTTAATGCAAATATCAAAAGAGGATATTTTGCAGGTTGCAGTAATTCAAGGATGCTGTGCTCATCCTGACTATTGGAATTATCCAACTTTGACCGAGTATGATAATACCATGTTTAGAGATTCAGTATGGTGCTCATACAAATCTACACGGAAAGAGGATAATCGAGATAGTAGCGAACTTACTTTCTTTTTGGATACCAAAGATTTGTCCTACCACTATCATCCCTCACTGTGCAAAGAAAGGTGTATGTGATGAGGATTGCGAATACATGAGAAACTTTAAAGAATAGGATATGAAACAAACATTAGAAGAAGCAGCCAAAAGTATGGCTTACGATAAGATGCCTGATTGGGGAGGATTGCCAATGGTAGCAAAAAATATTTTATTAAAGGCGCCGAATGGCAGTCAAAGCAATCACCTTGGATAAGTGTTAAGGAACGGTTGCCAGAACAAAACAAGCTTGTCCTTTGCAGAATGGTATCAAATGGAGCGATTGTTAGTGGTTATATCGTTGTTTCACCCGGGAGATCGCCATACGTTGCGACAGACGGAGGATTTGAATTTGAGGATTGGAACGACTACGAGTGTGACATGTGGATGCCCATTCCGTCTTTTGATGAAATACTCGAAGCCAATAAGGATGTACTTGAACGGATTAAAGAGAAAGGAGATTATTAATATGGGATATAGATGTCCGGGATGCGGAAAAGACTTTGGGATTGACAAGGAAGCATTGTATCATCATCTCGATTTTGAAAGCGGTGAGTGCTCTACATACGCCTATGCTGCTCTTGCAGGTGTAAAAAGGATATTAGGAGAGAAGTCGTATGCTGACAGGAAGTTACAAGATAGAAAAAGAATATCAAAATCTTATTCGCAAATAAGCCCCAACCATAATTGGATAAAACAAAATATCATCAGTGATGAAAATGGATATGATATTGTAGTTTGTTCACGATGCGGCATTAAAGCAAAACGAAGAATGAGTAGTTTTACTTTTGATATGAGACAATCCATGAAGAAAATTGAAAATTGCATTGACGAATATATTTTATACATGGAAAGATGGAAAGATACAAAATTGATTAATAATGAATTAATTCACAAATGTGCTAATATGCCAATGATCATGCGGAATAGAGCGCAGCCAATTGGCATATTAGCACATTGACACATTGGCAAATTATTCAAAACCGAATAGAAATGAACACAACATTTGAAAAATCGTCTAATTCTACCGATGAATGGTACACACCGAAAGAAATTATAGATGCATTAGGGAAGTTTGATTTAGATCCATGTGCTCCGGTTAACCCACTTTGGGAAACAGCCACACAAATGTATAACAAGAATGATGACGGACTATCGCAAGAATGGAAAGGTCGTGTATGGCTCAATCCGCCTTACTCTCGTCCTCTTATTGAACGGTTCGTTAATCGGTTGGCAGAGCATGGTAACGGAATTGCATTACTCTTTAATCGTTGTGACTCAAAGATGTTTCAAGATGTAATATTTGAGAAGGCAATAGCGATAAAGTTTTTGCGTAATAGGATTCGTTTTTTTCGCCCGGATGGTACGCGCGGAGATTCACCCGGTTGTGGTTCCATCTTAATCGCTTTTGGTGAAGAGAATGCAGAGATACTAAGGACTTGTTATATAGCAGGTAAGTATGTACGAATCAATTAACGTAAAACAGAGAAGAAAGAGGATAATCGAGATAGTAGCGAACTTACTTTCTTTTTGGATACCAAAGATTTGTCCTACCACTATCATAGAGAGTGGTCAACAGAAAAATGGCATGGAGAACGTCTTGGGTTAAATGCAATAAAGTTTTTGATTGAAAAGGGCTATGATGTGCCAATTTATTAATTCAAATATAATTCAAAACAGAACAGTAATGAGCAAATATCAAACAGAAGCTGGGATAGAATGTACTCCCGAAGAAGATAAGTTAATTGACTCTTTGAAACGACTTGCAAAAAAGTGGGAAAAGGATGGTAAGCGTCTTTGGCTGTATTCAGCCAGTGGCTCACTTCACGTAATGATGCATGGAGATACAGACTATAATCCTACACCGGAATTTACGCAATATGGAGGCAGCAACATTGATAATAGTGTAACTACTATTGATGGCATATTAAATGATGGTGGAGATTGGTAATTAACTAAAAACGAAAATAGAAATGAGTGAATTATATATACCGCCTGAGCGATTTGAGAGAGACTTAATTACCGGACGATTTTTAAAAGGTTGTGTTTCTCGCAACAAGGGTCGTAAAATGGTTTATCATTCAAAACGTTCCAAGGCCAGAAGTATAAAAAATCTGTCTAAAGGACGTGGGGCTTGGCATAAGACTGGTGCAGGCATGAATAAAAAGAGCGTTGTTTTGATAAAGGATGAGAAATTATGTGGAGTATTCCCTTCGATACAAACGGCTGGTAAGATGATTGGCGTGGCTCCTTCTTTGATCAGTGCTATATGTCGGAAAGTGAGAGGCAAACATACGGCTAATGGATACAGATGTTTTTTCGAAGATAGCAATGATTGGTATAATTTAATTAAACAAGATTATGAATAATGACAGGCAGAAGATATTAACTGATTATATTTCCTACTTATACACAACAGGCAGAACTTATGATACTGTCGGGAAATATATCAAATATGTAACGGATTTTCTTGAACGTACTGAAGATGTCAATCGTCGTGGCTATCTGGTTTATAAGCGTGAAAATGCAGATGTCATGGTGCGTCATTCGCTAATGTGTTCAGCTATATGCGATCTATTATCCTATCTCAACATCGGATATGGAAAAAGGGGAAAGGCGGTGAAACCTTTGGAAAAACTTGATGTCATTTCGGATAAGAACAAGAAACAACTTAATGATTTCATTATATGGCTGACTGACAACAATGATTACTCTTCTCATACAGTTTATATATATTACACATCCATGAAAAAGTATTTCGAATACGCCAATGAGGTAAACATGGATAATTGCAGGAGGTTTATAAAAAGTCTTGAAGAAGAAAAATTATCTCCCGCTACCATCCGTTTGCGAATTACAGCGATCGAAAGATTTTCCAAATGGCTGAAGAAGCCTATAGAACTGAAGCGTCCCAAAATAAAGCGCAAGCTTGATGTGAACAATGTGCCGACCGAGGAGGAATATAACCGGCTGTTGGAATATCTCAAGGCAAAAAACAATAAGGATTACTATTTCTTTATTAAGGTTTTGGGTACAACGGGTGCCCGTCTGTCGGAATTCCAACAGTTTACGTGGGAAGACATCATATCCGGGGAAGTAGTATTAAAAGGAAAGGGTAACAAGTACAGACGTTTTTTCTTCCAAAAAACAATTCAGCAGGAAGCGAAGGTTTACGCTAAAGAATATGGTAAAACCGGGATTTTTGCGGTAGGGAGATTCGGCCCGATCACACAGCGTGGCTTTTCCCAGCACTTGAAAGCATGGGGAAAACATTGCGGCATTGATCCAAGGAAAATGCACGCGCACGCCTTCCGGCATTTCTTTGCTAAAATGTTCCTGAAAAAAAACAAAGATGTTATTCAACTGGCTGACCTTCTAGGTCACGGGAGTGTAGACACAACTAGAATTTATTTACAGAAAAGCTATGACGAACAAAAAAAAGATTTTAATCGAAACGTTACATGGTAGTGTAGCGCAGCTCAATGAACTGTCATCCATGACCGAAGGGATAGACATCTATGACGAGGCCGGGTGTGTTGACACTGATTTTTTGATAGAAGCGATATCTTGCGTCAGTGCCTTCATGGACGCAAGCAACATAGTTATTCAAAAAATATCTTCACTGTTAGCGCCGGATGCTCCAATGGACGAAAAGAAAAAACTTGCTGATGAAGGTAAGAAATGGAATGTGGAAGAAATACTGAAACATTGTACTCTTGAGAACAATATCCTCAAACTTCCTCAAGTTCAATTCAATAAAAAATCTTATGCCGAAGCAAAAAAGTGGATAGAAGAAGCCGGCGGCTCATGGCAAGGTGGGAAGATACAGGGTTTCACATTCCCGTTTAATCCGGAACGTGTGTGTTCCATACTGAAAGAGGGTAAACGGTGCAACCTACAGCAGGATTACCAGTTTTTTGAAACTCCGGCCGATGTTGCTGACTGGCTGGTTATGCTTGCCGGAGGGATACATGAGGATGATACGGTACTGGAGCCGAGTGCCGGGCGTGGCGCGCTTGTAAAAGCAATCCACCGGGCTTGTCCTTCTGTAATGGTTGAATGTTATGAACTGATGCCGGAAAACAGAGAATATCTTCACACCCTTAACAACGTAATATTGCTTGATGAAGACTTTACCAAAGACAGTGTAGGTAGTTATACTAAGATAATTGCAAATCCTCCGTTTTCCGGTAATCAGGATATAGAGCATGTCAGGCTTATGTATGATCGATTGGAACAAGGTGGAACCCTTGCAGCAATAACCAGCCAACACTGGAGATTCGCTTCGGAAAAGATATGTATTGATTTCCGCAACTGGCTGAAAGAAGTACATGGAGAACTGTTTGAAATCAGCGCAGGCAAGTTTAAAGAGAGTGGCACTTCTGTTAGTACAATGGCGGTAGTTGTGAAAAAAAAATTCAAAACTGATGAAAAAAAGAATAAGAAATAAAATGATGAATAATCCCGGAAGGTATAAGCTACATCAGTATTTGAAATATGCTCACCAATGGGCGGATACAGTCAGCTATAAATGCCGGTTATATTTGATATTGGATAATGGGAAAATAGTAAAAACCGATTAATAACATTAAATTATGAAACAGACAGTAGAAGAAGCAGCAATAGAAAGCTGCGTGATAGATAGAAGCATATACAATGACGAGTATCAGCCGTATTACTTGGATGGCTTTAAGGACGGTGCAGAATGGCAGTCCAAGCAATCCCCGTGGATAAGCGTGAAGGAACGGTTGCCGGAACCAAACAAGCTTGTTCTTTGCAGAATGGTATCAAATGGAGCGATTGTTAGTGGCTATATCGTTGTTTCATCCGGGAGATCGCCATACGTTGCGACAGACGGAGGATTTGAATTTGAGGATTGGAACGACTACGAGTGTGACATGTGGATGCCTATTCCGTCTTTTGACGAGATACTCGAAGCCAACAGGGATGTACTGGAACGGATTAAAGAGAAAGGAGACTAATATGGAAATAAATAGCGGAATAATAATAGATGGTGTGTTGTATGAACCATCAGAAGGATTTTGTAATGAATGTTCCTTGTCCCGGGAATGCTGTAATATTTTAGATGAGACCTATTGTTCCATGTTAGATTTGGGGACAGGTCAGTGTTTTATCAGTCGTGGCAAAGTAACGGATATTAAGATAGATAAGGAGGAATAATTATGGGATTTACAACACCGTGCTTTATAAGAAAGAGTCCATATAAACTTATGAACAGATTAAACGAGTTAGGATATAGATTATTCGGATGTGAACTTAACGAGGACTTGTGTATTTTCACCGAACCTGAATATAGGCTATATAGTGTTGAGTTTTTCAGTAATATTCCACATCCCGACGAAACCGATAGCATTGATTGCGGAACTAATGAGGATCTTTTCCTGGCTTTAGCTGCATTGAGGGATGATACAGATAAGTTTCAGTGGTTTATTTCACCCGAAGGAATTTGGGCTTATAATAAAAACAATGACAGTATATCAGTATCTCCTAAATGGCGCAAGGCCACCGTATACGAACTGATTGAACATTTTAAAACAAAGGAGGAATGATGAAAGCAAAGTATTTTAAAAAGATAAGAAACCAAGTTAAGTGGTATAAGGTATCATATAGAGATAGTTTATTTTTTAGTTTTAGCGATGAGAAAGAAATATTGGCTAAATCTCCTGAAAATGCTTGTGTCAGATACCATAAACGTACTGGATGTTTTGTTAACAAATATAATCCCAATAATATTACACAATATAGTGAATCTCTTTCAAGGTTCAAGGTATGTATAGGTAAGAAAGTAATGTATTTCGATTAAATATGAAAGCAAGAATAAAAAGAAAAATACAAAAACGACCATTTTTATATAATGTAGGACAAGTATTTAAGGCTTGTGATTGGCTTACTAGTATTCAGCGTGGAAATATAGTTTGGCGTAGGTATCGTTCATTTGGTACTATTATTAAATCAGAATATTAAATATGAAAGCAAGAGTAAAATCAACAGGGGTTTTGGTGGATGTAACTCCCCAATTAAACATCAACTCTCAACATAGCAGAGATTATTTATATGTATGTGATAACATGGTATTCAAGGAATGCGAACTTGATTTTTCAGCTATTGACTGGGAACAGCGTAGATACGAACTGGCTAAATCCGCAATGCAAGGGATTTTAAGTGACAATACAGAAGTTGGTTACGCTTGTTCGGAAGCAGATTACAAGAAAGGAGAGAAACATACAATACCTATAAGCATTGCCCGGTTTGCAATTGCTTGTGCTGATGCTTTAATTAATGAATTAAAATGATAAAAGTATTAAGAAATAAAACTCCTATCGCTCGCAAAGAGCATAGATGTGAATTTTGCGGTGAAGTAATACACATTGGAGAAAAATATAACAGACAGACCAATGTTTGTGATGATCGTGTTTATGATTGGGTTAGTCACTGTGATTGCACCCAATTAGCCTATGAACTTGATATGTTTGATGATTGTGATGAAGGTCTTGACGGTGATGGGTTTATTGACAACTTGAATCAGTATGTTTATGACAATCATTATGATGATAAAATATTGGCATTATCACGCTATGAACTTGTAAAGAAGGTATTGGACGAATTTATACATTAGTGCTATGGATGATGTAAAATTATCATTAAGACAGATAGAAAAAATGGAACACGCTATAGGGTTTGAGCGTGGTAAAATAAAAAGAAATAGATATAAGGTTTATCGTAACTGGTATATTGTTAATCATCCTGATGATGATTGGGAAGAGTTGGTGTTTATTGGTTACGCTAATAGAAGATTGTTAGATATAGAAAAACAAATTGTGGACCATGTTTCCGAACTTGGAATGAAATATCTAGGTGTGTTATTAGGATGTATAATAACGGAGGAGGAATAAACAAGATCGTAAACTTATTGGATAATTATTATGAGTAAATATAGATACAGAGAAGTAAAGAACTATATCCACAACGAACTAAAGTTGACTAAAGAGGATATAAGGGAGATAATGATTCCTATCATTAGAGAGGAGGTTAAACGAGTTTTCCATAATACTTATGGAAATGATGTTTCTCTGGACAACTGGATTCGATGTATGGTTTCCGATGAAATAAAACGTCAAGGAGGCTTAAACATGTTATGGACTTTAAGTAAGGAGGCAATAAAAACCGAGATAACTGACAAATATTCAATTGAGGTAAATCTTAAAGAAAAGTAAATTATGAAAGCAACAATAAAGGCAACTGGAGAAATTGTAGAGATTAAGGATTTATATGATGATGGTACTGCATTGGTGGGAAACATGTATATCAAGGTGTCAGAACTTAATTTCTTTAGTGAAAACATTGATTGGGAACAACGTAGGTACGAATTGGCAAAAGACATTATTAAAGTTGTTATAGCAAACGATAATGGTGCTAATTCTGAGGCAGCCGCTAAATATTCGCTTAATTGCGCTGATGCCCTAATTAAAAGACTAAAGGAGGAGAATCATGGATAGTGTACAGACACAAACCTTTTCCATTAAAGGGATTGGAGGTGGTGAGGCATATATTGACTTTTGCGACGGCCAATTATGTGTTTCAGTTGTCATAGAAGATAAACAGGCAGATTTTAACTTTGATTCTGTTACGTTAAAGATGTTTGCCTATGCTTATAAATTACATTGTGAAGAGTGTGATAACCAACAAAAGAAAGGAGAATAACCATGACCGAAGAACTTGTAGCATTAGAAACAGCAAAGCTGCTGAAAGAGAAAGGGTTTAATGAGTATTGCAAAGATATTATTAAAGAAGACGATAATCGGATAATGCAATCTGTGTTCCGAACGAATAAGGATTTGCCAAAATTGTGTTATAGTCGTCCCGCTCAGTCCATTGCACAAAAGTGGCTGCGTGACACTAAATGTCTCCATATTGAAATAGGCTATATGTATGGAGATTATTGGCTTTACGATATTCTGACAATACCTACCCATGACTTGATAGGATTGTCTGACAGACCTATTGTCCGTTATAATACCTACGAGGAAGCACGGGAAGCAGGATTACAGGAAGCATTAAAACTTATATGATTATGAAGAAGATATTTTTCAACGATAAATTAGGATTAACCCAAGCGGTATTGGATGGTCGGAAGACTATGGCGTAGATTTGCTTTGGCATATCGAACAGAAGATAAGATACAATGAATTAAGACATATGTTGAACGGAAAAAGATATTGATTATGCCTTGTAGCAAATGTGGTTGTGTTGAGAATACAGCCACATCGGATTATTGGCCTGTTGTACATAAAATCTTTCCCATAGAGTATGATGCAAGCATAAAGGAGTTTGAAGGAAAACCGTTGTGCTCGGAGTGTGGGAGATTGATATTTGACAGTAAAGGGGAAAATCCGCGTATGATACCGGGGAAGTGGCATGGGAAATTTCCCAAAAGACAAGCCACTGATGCTGAAAAGAGAATGGTAGATAGAAATGGCAGGTTTTAAAAAGAGAAAGGGATGCCTGCAACATCCCTTGAAAGCTACATCAACGAGCTTAAATAATTGATTGACGATGTATATCGGAAAGCGAAAGGTGGAAAAAAGAAAGTTAATCCTATGAATGAGCTTAAACTTGAATTTTAGCAATGAATTTAGGGCACTTTTAGGGTACAGGAATTAAATGGTATGTTTTTTTTTGTTTTATTCATATTTTCCGTAACTTTGAATTGTAATAATCCCGTGTAAAGGAGCGCGGTACGTTCTTCGGACGAAAAGACTTTTATGAAAAAGAAACTTGTAATAAATAGAGAAAAATTTTGCCACTATTATATAGAAACGGGTAACGCATCAGAGGCGTATCGGAAAGCTTATCCGTGCAGTGTGAATTGGAAGGACGGAACTGTGCGCAAACGTGCGTTTGACCTTCTTAAAAATTCAGATGTGGCCTCCCGGTTGAATGAGCTTCAGGTTGAGGCTTGCGAGAGGTTTGATATGAAGAAGGATGATGTGCTTCGCTTTCTTGCAAGCGTGGTGAATGTTGATCCGATAGATCTGCTGTCCTCTGGTAAAGATACATATATGGTAAAGTCTGTTGAGAATATTCCGAAATCCGTCCGTCTATGCATACAGTCAATTAAGAACACTCAATATGGAGTGGAGATACGGCTATACAGCAAGATAGCCGCCATTACACAGATAAGCAAGATGCTTGGATGGGATGCTCCGGTAAAAAGTGATGTCAGTACTAATGTGCGCATGATAATTGGGGACGAGTGATGATAGAGATGGTATTCTCACATAAGTTGTTCAATCCTCTGTTTTGGCATATCCGTAAGGCTATGCATGACAAGAATATCAGGTACATTATAAACAGAGGTGGTTCTTCATCGGGAAAATCTGTATCTACGACACAGGCTGTGTTGTTGTCTGTATTTTCTTGCGAAGGTTCGGCTCTTGTTGTAAGAAAAGTGGGAACTAGTCTGAGGAATACAGTGTATGAAGAGTTTAAGACCCAACTAAAGGCTCTTCAACTGAGTCAGTTCTTTGTGCCTAAGGAAAATAATATAACTTGTGTAAATGGTTGTAAAATTGACTTTACAGGGCTTGATGATCCTGAAAAAATAAAGTCTATCACTGGATATCGTTGGATAGTGATGGAAGAAGCAACCGAGTTCGAATATGAAGATTTTACTCAGATACGTTTCCGTCTTAGAGGTAAGGAAGGGTTGCAGATAATATGCAATTTTAATCCTGTATCTGAGGATTCATGGATTAAAACGAAAATTCTTGATACTTATGAATGGGACGATCTTCCAAATGAACTATATGGCGAAGTGAAAAATCCTCTTACTAAAAGTTCTTTGCCAAAGGCATACAGCACAATATTAGGGAAACGGGGTTGCAAACCTAGAATGATCGCCAATGAACGTACAGGAAAGCTGGAAAAGTACCCATCGGATACAATAGAACTGCATTCGTCTTATAAAAATAATTTTTGGGTGGTTGGTTCTCCGGACGGTAAATATGGATATTATGACAGGCAGGCAATATCCAATTATCAATGGTACAAGGAACATGATTACAACTATTACCGGGTATATGCGCTGGGTGAATGGGGTAGTATTATGACGGGGGGTGAGTTTCTATATGCTTTCGATTCTAATAGGCATATTAAAACAACACGATATATCAAGGGACTTCCTGTGCATATTTCTATTGATAACAATGTTCTTCCCTATATTTCGATTTGTTTTTATCAAGTGGACGGAAGTCATATAAGGCAGTTTAATGAGATATGTGCCGGTGATCCCTTTAACACAGTAACGCAGGCATCTCGGATGGCTGTTGATTATCTGCGGTCAATCAGATACAATGATATGCTGTATTTATATGGTGACGCTTCAACAAGGAATGGGAATACTATAGATGATGAAAAGAGGTCATTCCTTGACAAGTTCGTAGAAGGGCTGGAAGGTACTTACCATGTCGAAGAAAGGATACCATATTCTAATCCGTCCGTGCCCATGTCTGGTGAGTTTGTCAATTACATGCTTGATGGTGGTTCCGGAATGTGTTTTTCAGTAGATGACGGATGTAAGAATTCAGTTGTTGATTATAATAATGCCAAGAAGGATGTTAACGGTGGAATGTTGAAGACGAGAGTTAAGGATAAGGTTACGGGGCAGTCTTATGAGAAGTACGGGCACATTTGCGACTGCTTACGTTATATTACCGTATGGGTGTTTAAGGATGAATATACTCGTTTCTCCTTAAAAAGAAAACGAAGTAAAATTAAGCAGGAAAATAAAGATATGAGATATTATGATATATCTAAAAATATTCAGGGGACAAGACTTGTATATGTTCTTCCCGAATATGCCGGAAAGTTTATTATGGTTTCATGTTATGTAAATGAGCGAATATATATCGATAATGTGACATATATAAGTTCATTTGATGAAAATGTTCTTCTGTCATTTTTAGAAGGGATATCTCCTGCGGAGATCTTGTTTGAAAGTGAAAAAAATTATTTTCCTATAGCACGGGGCTTAAGGGATAGATATGATGTCAGAATCATACATAAAAATATGGGAGCAGACGCTAGGATATCTGCTTTTTTGGATTTTATCAAAAATAATGTGATGTTCCGTTCAGACTATGACAAGACACCGCAATACAATGAGTTTATGGATGGAGTATTGGACTATAATGGTTCAGATGATTGCGCTGCAATTTATTCTGTAGCAGCACTGTCTTATTACGTATCGAAAAAATATAATATATAATTGGTATATTTTTAAGATATATCAAAACTTTGGCAAAAAAATATCGGATGTTGTACAAAAAATGTTGGTCTTTTTTTAATATGGGTATTTTTAGAGTATATAAATTGGAAGTTTATTATTTTAATTTATATTAAACGAAAATAATATTTGAATTACTTGTTAATTAATAAATTAATTTGTTCCTTTGTAACAGGCAATTGCCTTCATGGTGTGAAGTTGCACCATACCCACTTTTAGAACGTGATCACTGTGGAGGCAATTGCTGTATTATAACGGCGGTTGCCTTTATTGTTGTATATGAGACACTGGTTTAAGATACCTTCTTTAAAGAAGTCAAATAAGGATATGTATGATGAAGCCACCTATCATGGTAAGGATGATGGGGGTAATTTTATTTATGTACCTAAATGGGTAGAGAGCCTGTTTCCTGGCAATAAAGGAAATATAGATTACGATATGTCTACTGTTGAGGGGAAAGCAAGAGCCTTGCATGAATGTTGGCCGTTTGCAATGGTTCTAGATCATTGCGGAAGAATGATTCAGAACGGAAGATATTACGTGACAGATATGAACGGGAATGAAAAGAGGAGTTTTAAAGATATTGTGACTCTCTTAAATCGTCCAAATATAATACAGAGTGGGCGTTCCTTTATAAAACAGGTTGAGATATCCTTAAAATGTTTCGGATTTTGCCCTATTTATACATTGAGAGCTTTAAAATCCGACCTGCCTAAATCCATGATGGTAATACCTCCCGAATTATTTTATATGGAATCATTCGGTAAAGACCCATTTACTCAGACAGAACTTTCTTCAATTGCTAAAAGGGTATATATACGTTGGGGAGATGTAAATATAGAGCTTGGGGATGAGGAATATTTTGTCATATACGATTCAATAATGGATATTCCAAGCAATAATGGAGGGAAAATTGCCTTCCATTCCCCTGTAGACGCATTATCTTCGCATACGCGAAACTATATGGCTCAACTGATAGGGAGAGGAAATCTTATAGTTAATGGAGGTCCAAAAGGGATATTGTACGGGAATGATACGACTGATGTAGGGAATGCCGCCATTACTCCGTCTGAATCCCAAAAATTGCAGAATGATTTTAAAAGGAAATATGGCATAGTGCATAAGTTGTATGAAATCATGGTGACTCCTAAGAAACTGGGATGGATTACATTAGGATCAAATACGGAACAATTGAAGCTTCATGAGGAAGATAAGGCGTGTTTGGAGGCGATAGCTCAGACCATAGGTTTTGACGCCAATCTGATTATACAAGGAAGTACTTATGATAACTCTTCTCAGGCAAAGAAAGCGGCATATCAGGATCTTATTATTCCTGACAGTGAATGTATAACAGAGGCTTTGACTAATGCTATATGTAAGGACAGAGCAATAATCAAAATGGACTTTACTCATGTCGCTTGTCTTCAAAAGGACATGAAAGAGTTGGCGGATGCCTTGTCTACGGCCTCTAATGCTATAGCTTCATTGTATAACAACCGGCTGATTACTTTTGAGGAGGCAAGAACTGAGATGTCTAATTTTACAGATATTAATCCGGATAACCCAAAAGGGGAATTTAAAATAGAAATAAATAATGATGGAGACAAGCAAATACAAGGACAGGCTGGGGATGCAGTATAAATCCTTATCTTTTAATGCAAAGGAGATACAATATGATTCTGGCAGCAGAACTATCAGTGGTTATGCCGCAATTTTCAATAACATTGATAAGTCCGGTGATATGCTCTTGAAAGGATGTTTCTCAAAAAGTATACAGGAGAGAGGTCCGGAAAGTTCTGCTAATGATAAGATTATCATGTTGTGGATGCATGACATGCATGAACCTATAGGACGCATTACGCTTCTGCAAGAAGATGAGAAAGGGCTTTACTTTGAAGCGTCTATTGATGATGTGGAAAGAGGGAATCAAGCGTTGAAACAGCTTGAAAGTGGAACTTTGAACCAGTTCTCTATAGGTTATAGTTATGTATGGGAAAAATGTGAATATGATAGGGAACGTGACTGTTTGGTTGTAAAGGAAGTTATTCTATATGAGATATCCGTAGTGTCCATAGGATGTAACGGGGAAACTGAATATCTTGGTCTGAAATCGGCAGAAGAATATGAAAGTGCGTTGGAATCACTTCCGGTTGAAATAAGTGATGTATGTAAAGGACTTCCAATAAGGAAGAGAGAGGAAGTTCAAACGTTAATAAGAAAAGCGATGTCACTCGCTCGATACAAGCCGGCAGGCAAGCCACTTGATGAAGAGGGAGCCGATAAAAAAATAAAAATATTTACAAAACCTTTAAAACTTAAAGAAGTATGAAATTTGACTTTTTAAGCAAAATTGATTTGTCGGGAATGGATGAGGTTTCCGTGAAGTCATTACAGGCGTTGCAGGACGCAATAAACGCTACTGTAGGTGATTTCATGAACGATACTATCGACAAAAAAACTTTTGAGGATAAATTAAATGAGGTTACTCAAAAGATAGACTCCGAAAAGGAATTGGAAACAGTGCGTAAGGAACTTGGTGAGATGAAAGAGATAATTGTTCGCATGAAGGGTGCAATGCATAAGAATGAAGATGGGGAAACGGTTTTCAAATCTGTAGACCAGCAGATTGAAGAGCAATTGAAGGATTTCATTACTGTAGGCAAACATGGAGAGAAATCCGTGGACTTGAAAACAGCTTGTAAGAAGTCTCCTGGATTCAAGAAAAGCCTTACACTTGTTATGAGCAAAAAGGATGTTGAGCCCTTGAAGAGTACAGGTGTGGCACCACATTATAACATGACAATTGATAGTCAGTTATCTGTTGATCCGCGTTCTCAGACTGTAATCCGTAAATTTGCCAATGTGGCAGCAATATCTACACGATCATTAACTTATGCGGAGTTCAATCCGGGTGAAGAAGAAGCCGAATGGGTTCCAGAAGGCGGTCTTAAGCCTATGATGAGCGGTACATTGTCAGAAGTTACTATCAATGCTGGCAAAGTGGCTCTTGGCACAAAAGTAACCGAAGAAACATTATCTGATTTACCTCAGTTGGTTGCGGAGGTTAGGGCTGAGATTATCAATCGTATTGGTTTGAAAGAAGAAGAAGGTATTCTGTCTGGTACTGGTTCTGGTGGTCAGATTAAAGGGATTGGGAGTGATATACCTACATTCTCCTTGACAACTCTGAAAGTAGATAAGCCCAACACTTATGATGTTATTGTTGGTATGTATACACAGATTGTGTCAATGTCCAATATGGCTTATCGCCCCAACCTTGTGCTCATGCATCCTCTTGACTATGCACAAATGCAGTTGACTAAGGATGTTAATGGGCAATATCTTCGTCCTTTCCGTATTGGTGATGAACTGATTCAAGGTCTGAGAGTGGAAACCAGCACTGCAATCAAACAAGGTGATATTTGGGTTGGAGATTTTAACTATCTTAACATCCGTGATGTATGGGTCCTTACCATTACACTTGGGTGGGAAAATGATGATTTCACTAAAAATATGGTGACTATCCTTGGTGAGAAACGATTGATGGTTTATATCAAAAAACAATATAAAACAGCTTTTGTCAAGGATAAGATTGCAACCGTTATTGAAGCTATAACCCCCGTCGCTGTCGGCGGATAAATTTATATATGCTATGAAGGTAAATTTGACTAAAACTTATGAGGTTGAGTTCGCAAAGGACGGAGCTTCTTATAAAAAAGGTGATAAGGTAAGTGTTAATATGTTACTTGCAGCTAAGTTCTTCCAAGATGGGCGTGTTGCCACCGTTCCTACGGAATTGATAGAGGACGCTAAGAAAATCGGTGCTGAAGACTTGTTCAATAAAAAGAAGAACCTCAAAGATATTGTGTAATGTTAGTGGATTATACTTTTTTTCAAGGAGGTATTCTTGATATTGAGGGTGCTGTATTGAATATACATACTCCCTCTGAGACTAATAAGGCGATAGTTGACAGCCTTCAAGGCTTTGTAATGCAATATGAGTCGGAATATCTGGGAAAACTCCTTGGAGAGAAGTTGTATGAGGAATTCTCATCATATGTTGCCAACGAAGGGAAAACGAAGGAAAAAAGATGGGATGATCTTATAGCGCGTCTTGTCGTGAGATATAGTGATGGTGATAGTGAGGTTTCCAAATCCCCTATTGCCAACTATATATATTTTCATTATTTGAGACATAATCATGCACAGGCAACTATTACAGGTGTGAAGGCTGACGAAGATGACGGTCGTCTTGTAAGTCCAGAAAGGAAAATGATATTCGCATGGAATGACATGGTAAGAATGAATATCAGACTTGTGAGGTGGCTTAAATCAAATAAAGCGGACTATCCGGATATCGCCACCGATTTCGAATTGTTGGAAACAATTAATTCTCTTGGAATATGATAATCGATATAATATCAGATGTATGTGCTTCCTTGTCAAAAAGAATGGATCAACAGATAAATTACATATATGGTGACAGTTCTTATATAAGGGAAACACTTCTTCTTCTTGGGAAAAGCAGGGTGACAGCATCGGGAAAATTCCCAATGATAGGGCTGTATGTTCCCTTAGACGAGGAAAGGGATAGTGAGAATTATTTTTGTAAGGCATCTGTAAACATAATAATCGCTACCAATACACTGGAAAAGTATACAAATGAACAACGTCGTGAGATATCTTTTGAAGGTATTCTTCGACCTTTGTATTACAGATTCATAGAAGAGTTAAAAAAAGGTGATAAATTTGATTTCGGTTACTCCGGTATTGTAAGCCATACATATTCAGAAAATTATAGTTTTGGAAGACGTGGTGCTGTTGATGTTGACGGTAAGGAAGTTGGCGAAAAGATAGATGCTATTGAAATAAAGAATTTGGATTTAACAGTTAAAAATCAGAATTGTTATGCGAACAGATATTAGAGAGTGCGGCAGCACGTCCGGATTTAATACTGGAATGAGTTACTGCCCCCTGCAACCGGACAAGGTCGTAGGTGTTATATTGGTCATTCATGGCAAAAAACTGCCCAAAGAATTGACTGCTGAGGCTTTGGAGGAAGCCTGTCATGCTGATTATCCGGACAGAATTTATCCTATTACAGGATTTTCGGAATACGCGGTAAGCGGCGGTGAACCCAATACAACAGAAAATGGTTATGCCGGGTCGGAAATAACGGGCTATTCGGCAAGGACGGATACATTCACGTTGCGTAAGTTTAATCTAGCTTTACAAGCTAATCTTGTAGCCAACAAGGATACATTGTTTGATATGTATGTTTTTGACAAGAATAATGTAATCTACGGAGAAGATGACGGGACAGATGAACTTGCGGGTTTTGCATTATCTGGTGTTTACCCTACAGGACAGGCTTATAATTCAAGCGGTCAGAAGGCTTATCTTGCGTTTAATGCGATGTATTCCGATACCGAGAAGATGATGAAAAACATGTCTGTAAAGCAAGCGGGTGTCAATTTGGGAAATGTTCTCAAGGGATTGAATTATGTTGAATTTGTGAAAATGACATCTCCTGAGAATACATATAAACTCGTGGATCACTATGACCGCACAGACCTTACTGCATATTATGGCGCTGTATTGTCTGAGAAGGCTTCAACAGTCGTTTCTGGTGCGTCAGCACTGGGATACAGTAACGGTGTGCTTACAGCGACAGGAGGTGTACCGGTGCTTAGATCTCCTTCTATTTTACAGGCTAATGGGGTCATTGGGATTGAACAATGGGTACAATGAGAATTAATGGAGTCACATTTATAGAGTCCGAGGTGGCCAAACTTTCATTGGATGAGTTTGTCGCTCAGAATATAGATGTATTCTGGAAGGACATTTCTAGAAAAAGGCGGAAATCAAGGCTGGTTTCCGTATATAATAGAATTATCAATAACAGTAATTTAGGAGGCGGGGGAGATTGATCCCCCGTTTTTGCTATGACATTGGAGGAATACGCGAGATGTTGGAAGGAATTGGCTGATGGCATTCAGCCAATGATAAGGGATAAGATGGAAAAGGATGCTCCTCAGTTTGAGGAATATGTACGAGAACAGCTATATAGTGGTGTTGATGGAGATGAAAATCCTTTGATCCCTGGATATACTGAGGACCCATACTTTAAAAAAACTTATGGAGAGCATTGGAAGAAAAACGCCGAACGCTATAAAAATTGGAAGACAAAGATACAGAAACCGAAACCTTCATATCTGGGTTTTTCTGCAAGAGGGAACAATACTCCAAACCTTATCATACGTGGAGATTTTTATAGTTCCATCACGGCAATACCAATATCAAATGGTATAAGGATTGCCAGCTATGGCGTTTCTTTTGGTTCTGATATTGAGAAGAAATATGGCTATAAAATTTTCAAGGTAAGCTCCAAAGCAAGGAGGCATTATGTTACGTACAGGCTTATGCCCTCTATTGAGAAATTTATAAGGAGATGTGAACTATGAAAAACTGCTTGTGCCAAGGAAATAAGTCAATGAGGGAGATGGAACATATGCGTTCAATCGCGGAGAAGGCTGCTGTTATGGATGAATGTGTTTATATATTATACAAGGTTGGAGATGTGTATAAATTCTGTCGTGAAGGTGAAAACTGGTCAGGCGAGTTTATTGAATTCATATTTCCGTGAAATGGTTATTTTTATCATTCTATTATTTGGCGTTTGCCGTATTATTTATTAATTTAGCGACAGCGATAGATAGAGGTCTCGCATAGAAAGATATTATATATTCATTAAGAGTAATGGATATGATGCGGTGGCCGACTCCTCTATATCGGTTGCCGCATTTTTTATATCCCGTATTAAGATGTACGGAACATCTTGTGAACGAAAAGACATGAAAACGAACCAAATCATGATTCGCCCAATGGGTGATTTTAAAGTAATTCAGAGAACTAAAGATGCGTTTTTCAACGCTACAAATTTATTGAAACAGTGGAATCAATTAAAAGGTATGAAGAAGGAAGTTAATGACTACTTCGGTTTATCTTCCACTAAAGAGTTCATTTACACTATAATGGAAAGAGAAAATTATGATATGGGTAATTACCCCTATCATAAATCAAGGGCAAATAATTTTCATTGTTTATGCTACAGTTGAATGAAAATTACTCAAACAGCAATAGCGTTGCTGTGTTAGGTACGGCAAGCCCTTCCGACATGGGGCAAATATTCTCTTATAATGGGAATAGTGTAAGAATGCGCAAAATGAATGGGTATATTTTTGTATGCCTTACCGACTTTGCAAAACCATTCCCCGACAAGAACCTTTCTCACATTGTAAACTCAAAGGAGTTAACCGATTATGTAGCCCGAATGAGCGAAATACAAAATTGTAGTTCGGCTGATTTACTGCAAGTTACAAAGGGAGGAGATGTGTCACAACAAGGCACATGGGCGCATCACCGTGTTGCAATCCGTGTCGCTCAAAAGTTATCCACTGACTTTGCTATTTGGGTTGATAATAAGATAGAGGAGTTATTATTTATTAATCAAGTCTTTCCCACCTTATCTTACGAGGTGGGCAGACTATTTACATCTGTTAACGTTGCGATTCGCAACATAACCCGAAAAGACTATGAAAACAATAGATAAACTTGAAATTATACTTCAAAAAATGAAAGAACAAAATAATAGACTTGAACGGATATACGGCAAGCATCTCAAACTGATTGTATGCACTGGGAAAAGAAGTGAGAAGGTGAAATTTAAACATGAAGATTGAAATGCTATGTTTATAATTTATTTAGACAACATTCTAAATTGCAAACAAATACGTTGAAATGTTTTGATTTGATTTTAAAAGTATATTACTTTGCTGAAAATGACCAAATTATTATAACTATATGAAAAAAGTATTATTTTTAATGATTGTTTCATTATTCAGTATGAATCTGAGTGCTCAAGTAATGAGAGCGGAAGAATTAGAAAAATATGCAAAGGAAAATTATGGTGATAAGTGGGTGGATGCGGCCGAAAATTTAGGCTCTTCATTGGTATTAGATAAGAATCAGAGTTTGACCTATGAGCAAATAATTGATTGTGGGGAACAGACTAAAGAGCAGCTATATATTACTTTAAACCATTGGTTTGCGGAATCTTTTAACGATGCGAACTCAGTAATTAAATTGAATGATAAGGATGCGGGAGTAATTATTGCTAAAGGATTTGTGGGAGGAATCGCTCAACATATTGGAGGAATGACAGCTTATAATGTTAACATCCACCCTGTTATAAAAGTTGATATTAAAGATAAAAAAATTCGTGTTACATATACGCTTCAATATTATGAGGTTGAGCAGAACATCGGAGGTGGATGGATGGGAGCTTTTTCTGCTGGTACAACAGGACAGCCTGCGGACACGACAAAGAAAATAGAAAAATGGGGTATAGAAACATGTTATCCTTTCAGTCCCAAGGATCAGCATAAGGCAAAGAAAACATCATCTAAAGCATTGATTATGGCTCATGCATATTCCAATGTTATTATGGATAAAATAGAAGAAGCAGTGAAGAATGGTCTTGTAGGCAATGAAAATGATGATTGGTAATTTAAATAAATTATTTTTCACGGGGAGAAGTTTTTGCTTCTCCCTTTTTTATTCCCTTATCTTCATAATATCAATAAAATCACTATCTTTGCTCTTAGAAGGTGCATGAAGTCATGCATCACCCAAAACTTACGAAAAGACCATGGCAGGAGCAGAATTTAAAATTACTGATGCGATTGATCCTAACATCGTTAAGAAGTTAAATGAGATAAGGATTAATATTCAAACCACATCTTCCGAATATGCGAATTTCACAAAACAATTAAGTGAAGGCATAAATTTTAAGCCGGGTAATCTAAAAGAATACCAGTCTAAGGTTGACAGTTATAATGCTACAATAACCAAATTATATGCTTCTCAAAATAGATTGTCTGAATTACAGACTAGTCAATTAAAGTTATTGACTGATATTTCCCGTAAGATAGAGCTTCTTACCAAACCATTGAATACATTGGCAGATAAGATAACGGAAGTGAAAATAAATCTGAGAGGCGCTTCCGAAGACTTGAAAAACGTGTCACAGGATGCGGAAACTGCTTCTGTTTCATTCCAAGAGGCATCCAAGAAAATATCCATGACTGCTGCTGATTTTGATTCAATCCGTCAGACGGTAAAGGCTTTTGATGCACAAGCCGCCGAATTGAACAGTAGATTAAGTGATAACAAAGAAACAATTTCAGCCTTAAGAACATCTCTGAGGGAATTATCGAAGGAGTATAAGACAGGTTCTATCAGCGAAGAGGAATACAAGTCCAAAAGAGATGCTACGGTATCCCAGTTACGCATGCTGACAGAGCAGAATAAACAGTATTCGGCGATATTGAGAAATCATACGCAGGTAGCGATTGCCACAGCAGGAAGCTATAACGAGATGAAGGCTTCAATGCTTCAGTTGGAAGAGGAATATTATAACCTTTCACAAGCTGCACGCGAGGGAGCAAAAGGTATGGATATCTTGAACAATATCGGCAAGTTGAATCAACAATTAAAGGATATAGATGCACAGATGGGCAATTACCAACGTAATGTGGGTAATTATGCTTCGGGTTGGAATGGTCTTAATGTTTCCATACAACAGATTGCGAGAGAACTTCCGGCTTTGTCTGTTAGTGCCAATACTTTCTTTCTTGCCATATCCAATAACCTTCCTATATTTATTGATGAGTTAAAGAAAGCAAGGGGGGAATATGAACTTCTTAAGAAATCGGGGCAGACTGCTACACCTGTATTTAAACAGGTATTGAGTTCCCTTCTTAGTTGGCAGACGGCTTTAGTTGTTGGGACAACTCTTTTATCGAGTTATGGAGGTGAGATAACCAAATGGGTGGGTAGCCTGTTTGATGCGAGAAAAGAAATTGATTATCTAAAACAGCTTCAGGAGGATTTGAATAAAGCTCAAAAAGAAGGTGTGAAAAATGCCCAAGATGAAGCTGTTAAATTGGATATATTATATAGGGCTGCTGTCAATTTGAATAAACCTATGGGAGAGCGGAAAAAAGCCGTTGAGGAACTGAAGAAGCAATATCCTTCATACTTTAAAAATATAAGTGATGAAAACATTCTTGCAGGTAAAGCGGCTGATAGTTATCAAAGGTTATCTAATGCCATATTAGCTTCGGCTAAAGCTAGAGCTGTGCAAGATCGTCTTGTGGAACAGGCTAAGCAAAAATTAGAATTGGAAGATCAATTGGCAGAAAAAGAAGAAAAACGTACGAAACTTGAATCTGCTAGAGACCAGATGAAAGCACAATATGAATCCAGTCAAGGGGCAGCTATGGATACAGCTAGAGATATGTATGGGAAATTAAACGAGCAGGTTGAAGATTTGGATGAAGAAATAGGTTCTATATTAAATCAGATATATCGGATAGATAAAGCTAGTAAAGATATAGCAAATTCTATTGATATTGAAGATGTTACATTTGATCCTCATTCTGTTGATAAAGCCGCAAATGATCTAGCACAATATATAGAGAATCTTAGGAATAAAATGGCTGACTTGTCCGTTTCTCTTATAGAGGATGAGCACCAGCGTAATCTTGCTGCCATAGAGAAAGAATATAAAGACCAGATAGCAGTTATAAAGGGATATTCTGAGGAAGAGAACAAACTCCGGGAAATGTTGGTTCAAGAGAGAAAGCAGAAGGTAGCGAAAGAGAATGAGGAATATGCTAAGAAGTTGGCAGAGGCCGAAGAAAAAAGGATCGAGGAAAAGAAAAAGTATACCGATGAGATGCTAAGACTGGAAGAAGAACAATCATCTCTCCGTATAGCAGCTACAAGTACTGGATATAAGGAGCTTGAAAACATTATAACACAAAATTATTCAAAAGGGCTGATGTCGCGAAAAGAATATGATGAAGCCATGCGTGAATTGGAGAAGCAAGCCGCAAACGAGCAATTGCAGATACAGATAGATGCTACTGAAAAAATGATCGAGATAGCGGAAGCATCGGGCGTGGTAAGCAAGCAACAGATTGAAATGCTGAGAGAATCCATAAAGGCAATGGAAGCAGAGATAGGTTCCATAAATGCGGATGATCAGGTGAAAAAAGCGGAAGAGCAACAGGATATTACACGAAGGAATTTTGAAGCGTTGAAAGGTTATTCTTCTGCATTGAAAGATCTTGCATCGGATATCGATAGTCCGTTTGCCGGTATATTTGACGGGATGGATAAGGGATTCAGTATTATGTCTGATAAGATATCGGGTGTTTGGAAAGAACTTACAGACGGTGAGAAGATGGAAAGAACCACCGAGATGTGGGCTTCTATGGTTAGTGGAATTGGTGAAATGATATCATCCATTTATGATCGCCAGATTGAGGCTGTTGAGGCTGAACAGGAAGCGAATGAGAAAGCTGGTGAAGAGGAAATTTCCCGTATAGAGGCTTTAGAAGAAAAAGGGGCTATAACAACAGAAGAAGCCGAAGCGCGTAAACGTGCGGCGGAAGATAAAACGGCACAAAAGAATGCCGAATTGGAGAAGAAAAAAGCTGCATTAAGAACAAAACAAGCAAAGTTTGAGAAAGCTACCAGTATAGCTGAAGCGGCTATACAGATAGCAGGTGGTATTTTGCAGACGATAAAACAATTGGGTTTCCCTGCTGCAATACCTATGATAGCTGCTCTAGGTGCTATGGGGGCGATACAGCTTGCTACTATTATAGCGACTCCTATTCCGAAATACGCCAAGGGTACTGATTCGCATAAAGGCGGATTGGCTGTAGTGGGTGATGGTGGCGTTTCCGAAACGATCGTTACAGATAAAGGGGCGTATATTACTCCGTCTGTCCCTACTTTGGTTGACATCCCTAAAGGTGCGAAGGTTATACCTTATGCTGTGGATATGGATAGGATAAAGGCTCATGCAAATGATTTTGATGGTCTTATGGCATATAGAAGCGAAAACAATCTTCCTCCTGTATCAATAGTTAATGATTATAGCGAACTGGAGAAAAAGATAGGGCATCTGGAAAAATCACAGCAGATAGGATTTGCAAAATTAGCCAAGGCGATAAGAGAAAACAATTATCAGCAATTTTCAAAAAGTATCTGATTATGAGGTATACAAGTGACATATATGAACTTCCCTTGTCCGTTTTTATAGAGATTTATACCAATGATAGCAATACTATCGAATTTGACGGTGAGGACAAAGGGGCCGCATCGGCAAAAATTATCAATGACTATATAGAAATTGTTGGGAGCAAACAGTTGTCCTCTGAGATATTGAATTGTAATGAACGTATGAATCTCGCAATGACCGTGGAGTGCATGAAGGCATGTGAGAACATGATGAAGTTGAAAATGTATGATGAGGTGCGTGATATTCTGATGAAGATAGGTTATTCGTGCAAGAAAGCTGATGTAATGGCCATGAATGCTAGAATATCCGCGTTAAAATCCCGTGCACAATATGATTTGGATAAGATAAGTAAGGAAAAGAATGAGGAACCGAAGGAGAAGCCTACAAAACGGGGGTTTATAAATGAAGTTGTCGCTATTGGAAAATATAATAAGATGCATATCAATCCGAAAGAATGGACCGCCGGATCTTATGCCTGTCTTGTAAGGCAGACATGCGATGAAATCGATGAATTGAATCGTAAAAAGAAATAATTATGTATTATCGATGTGAGTTACTTATAAATGGTCTGAAGTACAGGGTTACTGATGATCTTGAGAATTGGGACGAGGTGAAGGCTAGTTTCAAGAGAAATGACTATGACGGTGTTATCCGTACTTTTTCTAACAAATTTTCTTTTGCTGGGGATGCTAGAAGATTGCTGTTAAAACAATATGATGAAGATTATCTGAATGCTTCCGCTTCAATAATAATAAGTACAAGAAATAACAGTTGGTTGTATAATGAACGGTTTAGTTGCGCTCTCAATTTCTCTACATTGCAGGATAATGGTCGTATCTTACAGATAAATGCCGTGGATGATAGCGTGGCGTCCATGATAAAGGCTAAAAGGGGAACCCAATATGAATATCCTGTTGAAGAGGTGAAAAGCCCCATTCCTCTTGTTTATGACGGGCTTGAACTTTCAGAATCGGCAAAATGGCTATCCACAGGTGACATATATAATGGTGAGATAGGTGATCTATTGGATAATGACAAGTACGTATATGCAAACTTTTCTTCCAATTGGCAGCCTATGCAATTATATACGGAGGCAACAGATATCAACATAGGCAATGCAACGGAGATATTAGACCAATCGTATATGGCATTTCAAGACCAGTATCTTGATGGTGATGGCAACGTGGCGGACGGATACAAGGATGAGAATACCATTGTAACAGCTTTGAAAAGCGTCAAACTATCTGTTGATATCAATTTTAATTTTTTCATTCGTTATCAGTCGCTAGCATGGGGATCTGCTCATGGAGTTGCTCTCCGTCTGGCGAAAATCGGCACGGACAACAAGACAACGACAGTGATAATAGAACATTTTTGGACTACTCCCGAAGAAACATTGCAGGAAAAGGAATATTCGGAGCATTTTGATGTGCCATTAGACAAGGGAGAAAAACTTGTCCTGATGTGCAAACTTGAATGTACATTGATAGGCGGAGGTAGTGCCCGTGTGTATTATCCCATGTCTTCGGATAGCCGTGTTACAGTATCGTGGAAAAATCGAATAAACCCTGTTGAGATGGATGTTATAAAGCCCGATACATTGCTGAACAGACTGCTTAAAAGTATTAATGGAGAGAAAGATGGTTTGACTGGAGTGATTGAGGGGACAGGAGATAGAAGGCTTGATAATTGTATGCTCTTGGCGGCTGAATCAGCCCGTAAGATTTCTGGAGCCAAAATATATACATCCTTCACCAAATTTGCAAGTTGGATGAGTTATGTGTTCGGATACGCTTATGACATATCCGGCAATACGATAACTTTCCGGCACAGAGGCAAATACTTCTCGGATGATGTTGTCAAAAAAATAGATGATTTATCCGATTACGAGATGAAGGTTAATTCCGCATTGGTGTATTCGCGCATACGGATAGGCTTTGACAAACAGGATTACGACACGGCTAATGGTAAGGATGAGTTTCGTTTTACGAATGAATATACCACAGGCGTGACCATGACGGACAATAGCCTTGAAATGATATCTCCATACCGTGCGGACGCATACGGCATAGAGTTCCTTGCTGACAAGATAGGTGAAGATACTACAGACAACGAAAGTGACACTGATTTATTTATGGTAGGGGTGAAATCTGATTCGTCTGGATTTAAGTATATATTGAACAGGGATTATCTTATGGGTGGCGTTCTCAGCCCTGACACAATGTTCAATGCCATGTTTTCTCCTTCTTCTATGGTTTTGGCCAATGAAGCATATATCGGTTCATCTGTTGAGATGCTTACTTTTGCGTCTTCAGATGGTAATAGTGATGTGGGTATTGATGGAATGGGGGAAAGCAGGGATATAATTCTTTCAAAAAGGATGTTTACTGTGGCGGAAGTAGAATTTGAAACTTCGGATGTAGAGCTTCCGGAAGATCTTACAGGAATTGTTGAATTTGAACATCAAGGCAAGGTTATACAGGGATATTATCAGCAGGCTGATTACAATTTCACAAAATCACAAAGTTCAAAGGTAACTTTGATTGTGAAAAATTCTAATTCTTTATAAAGATTCAATTTTTAATTATTATATTTGCAATGAAAGCTTGTGAAGTCTCAAGCTGCTAGAAACTAACGAAAAGACCATGATATCAATCGGAGATGTTTGCCCGTTATTCTTCAAACCGCTGAAATATAAATATTCAAATGCAGGATGTTTCAGACAAGTATTTTCCTTGTCAGACAACATTTTGCTGCAAATTTTCTGCGATAACGGTGAAATACCTTTGGCTTCTTTGAATGATAAGATTGGCAATATCTCCTCGTCAATAGCACTGCTCACTTATGATGTTAATGAAAGCGTTAAGATGTATTATGCCTCATTATCTCCTTCGGAGGGGATATATACAGTAACTATAGGCGATAAGGAATGTGAGGAATTCTGTGTGTGTGAGAATATAGGTGATTCTATATTGATTGAATATTCCCATAAGGATAATAATTCTGCATTTGATAATATATTCTGGATTGATGATGTTCAGCAGATGTTTCAGTTCAGAATAATAGGAGGATTCAAACCGGATGGGGTGGACTTAAAAGTTGAGAACGAACAGTTCGTGAACCAGAAGCAGGAGATAATAGAAATGTATTCTCTTCCTTATAAGACATTTGATTTTGTATTTGGGACAAGTCGTGGTGTTCCGTATTATATAGCGGAGTTCATAAATAAGTTACTTTGCCTTTCTCACGTTAACATAGACGGTAATTTGTATGTACGGGAAGGGGATTCTGTCCCGGAAAAGCTTGATACAATAGGTAAAAAACAGATGTTTATATATAAAGTGACTTTACGCCCTAGAGAAAACGATATTGCTGGGATCGGAGGCAAAACTGAGATCGCAACTTCTTCTTCAGGTATAGCATTTTTGCTAACTAATCCTGAAGAGGACGATGTGTTAAAATACAAGAAGGCGCAAGCTGCTTTTGTTAATGAAAATTATGTGTAATCATGGCTAGAAATCATCCTATAAAGATATTGTGGTACGGTTCGGAAACGGATGCAGAAGGAAATCCGATTATACCGAAAATATCCCCATCATTTGAAAAGCGATTGGAAGGGTTGAATGAGGGTGAGATATACATACATAATGATGATAAGAATCCTTCTATTTACATAAGGACCAATAAAGACCGGGTTGTTGCCATATCGGGAAGTGCAAATATAGAGGAACTTTCCAAATACTTCCTTCGTAAAGATAAAGAAGATATCGCCAATGAGCTGATCACTTTTTTAAAAGGTCTTTTGATTGGTAAGAACGGTAGTGGAATCACTGTACTTGAGAACGGTATGTCACAGGCTGTTGTTGATTATCTGTATGTCAAGGTCAAAGCCGTTTTTGACGAGCTTGAAGTAAAGAAGAAGACGTATGTAGGTGGTGAGCAGGTGATTTCCCATGCAGGCATGAAATGCAACCGTGTGGATGAGTTGGATGATGTCTACCGTTGTTATTTCAAGGAAGAGGAAGACGGAATTGAGATAGAGAACCAGTTTACTCCGGGATCTCTCGCCATCGCACAGGAGTGCAATATCAAGACAGGCATTTCGCATCATGTCGGCAACCGCTATTACTGGCGGTTGGTCACAGCAGTAGGTGAGAATTATATAGACCTGTCCAAGACCGTGTGTGATCCTAATGTCGAGAACGATGTTCCGGTGGCAGGTGATGATATCGTGGGATTGGGCCATAAGACTGATATCACCAGACAGGCGGCGATAATTCTCTCTTCGGTGAACGAAGTTTCTCCGTCTATCATCATGTATCAGGGTATTAATGATTTTACCTTGACCGGGAAAGACGTTATATCTTTTGATTTTGACAGGTCTACCGGCAAGGCCCGGATGAAGGTGTACGGAGATACGTATATTGGTGACAAGGACCGGACCACTTACATGGAATACACTCAGGATAAAGGTGTTGATATCAAGGGTATGTTCCATATCGAAAAAGGCTCCACCGGATGGAAGAATATGGAAGGCTTGCCGGATGAGATACAGGCGGCCGCAGATCTTGCCCAAGAGGCCAAGGATGCGATAGACAATGCGGCTGTCGGAAGTGTCAATCTGTTGCGCAATTCCGGATTTACGGGAGATTATGAGACAGAGGACCTGTCTGCCGCTACCGAGCTATCGGCGGATACCGAACTTTTTAGCAAGCAACTGGAATATTGGACGGGTGTGGCTACCGTATCTGCGGACAGTGATGCCGGCTCCGGGTACTCTGCCGCAATCGGTAGTTTGTCCCAGTCCGTATCATTGATTAAAGGAGAAAGTTATGTTATCAGTTATAAAGCAAAGGGTACGTCTGTGTCTGTTTCGTGCGGTTCTTTCAGTGTTTCTCAACCTCTCACATCCTCTTATCAGAGATATACCCATAAGATCACCTTCAATGGCAGTGGTATATTTCTTATCAGTGGTACCGCAACCGTTTGTGACCTTCAGCTAGAGCGTGGAACCATCGCTACTGACTGGAAGCCTTCAATTCTTGACAACGACAAGGCAACAGCCGGTTTCCAGTCAATCAATTATATCGCCAGTGCGATCAAGGATGGATCTGTGGATATTCTTGGTGGTCTGATTCTTGCCAATATGATCCAGTTAGGCAACTACAAGAATGGCAAGTTACAGAAGGTCACAGCCGGAGTTAGCGGCATATACAATGACGATGATGATGTGGCATTCTGGGCAGGAGGAAAACTTGAACAGGCGATTCTGACCGTAATGAGGTTCCGTAATAACCCCGATTACCAGCCTACGGATGCGGAATGGGCGAACATGGCGAACTTTGTTGCGACTCATGGCGGTGATGTGTTTTTGAGAGGATATATCTATGCTCTAGGTGGTAAGTTCAGAGGGGAAGTCAATGCGGAAAGCGGAATCTTTAAAAATGTAAAGTCACCTAACGGCAATTTTAAAATTGATGAGGATGGCAATATCTGGATAAAAGGAGAGGGAGAGTTTAGTGGTACTGTCAATGTCATATCATCCAATGGTTACAAGATCGTAATATCCCCTGAGGATGAGTATTCCGTACCGTCTATCAGAATGTATGATTATAATGGAGAAGAACTGTTCAGTATCTCCCTACAGTACGGACTTGGAGGGATGATTCCCAGTATTTCCATGTTCGATCCTTCTAGCAGTGATAGATTATATTTCCGCCCGGATAGTATGGTTGTCGAGCAAAAAGGAAGTGACGGTTATATATATCAGACCCAGATAATGGGAGGACGCATAATTATGGTTAAAGGTTCTGAGATTGTATGGGATCAGAACATGTTGCCCAAATAAAGTGAAGTGATATGGAACTGAATACTATTAACAAAACAGGAACTTGGAGTGAGGCGGCAGACCGTCTTAACAACAACTTTAGCAAGACTTCTACCGAAGTGGAAAAAGTCAAGCAGAACGGCATCCGCAACAAGGGGTTGTTCCCTACTCTTGAATCACTGAAAGCGGCTGTTCCATCTCCTGTTGTAGGTGACTGGGCTGTTGTGGGTGACACCATACCGGGCCCTATATATCAATGCAAGACAAAGGGAACATGGAGTGCCACTGGCACGACAGGAGGTGGCGGAAGTGTTGACTTATCCAGCTACCTGACAGCCGAGGAGATAGACGATGTAACATCAATATAGTTATGAGAATCAATTATCAGTCCGATTTTAAGATCATAGAGAAGAACTTGAACGGGGATGTGAATACTCCTTTCCGGTTTACTTACTTCAATCCGTTCAAGGGAAAGTTCATAGCCTCCTTTGACGGGCATGAGTATGTCGGTTGCAGCCGCATGGAAGACGGCAACCTGCTTGTCGCTTTCGACAATCCCTGTTTTTCTCCTGGTATGCTGAAGGTAAAACGTGAATACTTCATATCCGATTCCGACTTTCAGGATGGCATCTGCAACCTTGTTTCCGTTGAAGATACAGAAATCGTACTGACTACCGGGAAAACCGATGAAAGCACGGTGGAAATAACATCTTATCCCGATTATGCCGCATATAATACAATTCAGGCGTTCCCATTGTCGGATAATGAATATGAAGATGTGCTGAGTGATTTTGTACCTCCTTTGCCACCGGAAGAGGAAGAAGAAACAGTTACTAATCTAGAAATATAGGAGATTTATTATGGCAAAAATATATAAGCTGACCAAAGGTGGTCAAACCATTTACCCGGCAACCACAACCGATGCGGTGGTTAATCCGAACAGCCGCAAAAATCTTACAGCAGAACTTTCCGAATTAGAAGTTGAAATCAATGGATATGTTTTTAAATTATCTGATTTTGAAATCGGACAATGGGTAGGTACGGGACAATCTATTTATCCTAATTCCACAGAAGGTTACTTAAGATTTAAACAAGCTCTAGACGTTGATATACCAGCTGGATTTGTGATAAGTGTCATAGATACCAATCACAATCAAGTCAGACTTGCCGATTTGGGCTTGGTTGTTAAGTTTACAAATGCCGAAGGTGATCATGTTGAATCAGGATACGCTGATAGTGGGTATCAAATACAGGTTCAAGGTACTGCGAAATATATGTATATACATGCTTCAACCGAAAAGATAAATGCCGTTCCCGGATATAGTATTCTGGGATTGTATTATAAGCCTGTAATTGATTATGTACAAGAAACCTATACAGAAATAAACAAATCCAAAGAAATAGCAGAAGAGGCCAAGGAGATTGCAAATAACACATCAAATGAACTCAAGTCTCTTTCGGAAGGTGTGGAATTGCCTTATTTGCCTTGCAATACTCTTGAAATATCGCTCAAACATGCTTATGTGGGTAATACGTTGGGAGACAATCCTATCTCCAATGCCACAAATAACGCTTATAGCAGGATTGATGTATCCAGCATAGAGAACGGTACACTTCTTTATCTGAAAAATGCGGAAGATGCAAATATTTTCATGGGAACATGGAAATTCTTTGGCTCTGATGGCAACCGGATTATTGCTACGGTAAGTGGAACATCAGGAAAGGACAGGGGGTATCTTAAACCGGATGGTGCTACAGTATTAGGACTACATATAGGTATAGCTTCAATAACAGAGGATAATCAGGAACAATGGATGAAATCTTTAAAAATATATGGTATTCCCTATATTCAGGCCGGGCTTAAAGGTCAGATATCCGAACTGGATCAGAAAGTTGAGAAAAACAGGGATGAGACCGAAGCCAATATCAAGGATTTGAATGAAAGGTTGGAATCTATGGAACATAAAGATCAGTCCTATAAAGAAGCGCTGAAAGTTCTTGTTATCGGATCATCCTTCGGTGTGGATACAGCCAGAGAAGTGGGTAACATTTGTGCTTCATTTGGCAAAAATGTAATTTTGGGAAATGCTTATATAGGTGCAGCCACTTTAGATGTTTTTTTGAAAAGGTTTCAAGTAAATAAGGGAGTTACGTATTATAAATGGAAATATCAGGCAACGACATGGGAACAATATAACGGTACGACAGGGAAATGGTCCAGCGAGCCTGATTCTGATATAACGGATGAAGGGGAACCTGCACCGGCAAATGACACAGTCTTGATGGACTGGTTGTTGGCAGATGAAGCGTGGGACTTCATCGTTATGCAAAACGGGGCTTATCAATCCCCTTATGAGGACCAATCCTCTTTTTGGGAAAAAGGAGAAGATGGACAAATAACAAGGAACATAGTACAAGAATTGATCGACTTGTGTAAAAAAGCCTGTCTCTATAGTAATCCTGTATTCTGTATGAACATGACTTGGGCGTTCAGCATTTATCATACAATCGCCGAGTCACACGGTCCAAGTGGAGCAAATGACGATAAATGGTTAAGCTATGGAAACAACCAAAAGGAAAGACAATTGGGTATGTGGCGTAATATTGCCAAAAACTACAAGGACTGCATATCCAATTGCCCGGATGTCAAATTCATCATTCCATCCGGAACAGCGGTTCAGAATGCAAGAACTGTCACACAACTAAGACAGTCTACAAATTATGCTTCCGCTTCACCTGCAATCCCAACTATTCAGGAGGCTGAAACTATTACCGATTTGACTACCGTTTCTGATACTTATCCGTTTATGAACAACGTGGCGAACTGGAGGAACAAGAATGACTTTACTCGTGATTCCATACACGCGAATTTTGGTATTACAAGATATATCATCGCGGCAACTCTGTTCCAGTCGTTTATGACGAAAATATACAATCTTGATATCGCAGACTGTAGCTATAGAATATCTCAAGGAACGGGAGATTACAAGGAACAATTGTGTACGCCTGTAGATGAGGAGAACTTTGCATTGATAATACGCGCTGTCAAAGCGGCTGTAGGCAACCCTTTTGAAATTACAACCCTGGTAGAGTAACCCGGAAAATTATCAGTAACACTCAAAACATATATTTATGATACGAGAATTAATCATCAGAATAATGTTCCGTCTGTCCGTTGAAGTGCACCCGGATGCGGAATGGTAAAAGTGGAACAGGATATATGGAGCTTAATACAATAAACAAAACAGGAACTTGGAGCGAAACGGCAGACCGCATCAACAGCAACTTTAGCAAGATCTCCATTGAGGTTGAAGAGATAAAGCAGAACGGCGGTGGCGGCAGTGGTGGCGGAGGGGGCGATGTCACCAACGCCGATCACGCCAACTCCGCATACACGCTGGATAAGGACACGCCTGTACAAAACTGGTTCCTTTCCGCATTGAACGATGATGATGCGCAAGGTATAATAAACTTCCTCAAAGGTCTTAAGATAGCCGGGAATCTGATAAACCGCATCGTAAAGCAGGGTGACAAGGATGTCACCTACACCGATGAGGATGTGATGAGCGCATTGCGTGTAATGACTGAGATAGAGAACAGTGCGGAGAAGCTGAAAGAGATATTCTTGCGGAAGGACGTGGCGGATTCCACTAAGTACTTGTTATCCTTATTGGGCGGAACTGTCATTAAGAAATATGCCAAGTTCGGTGATTTCGTTACTGGTGTATCAGGTGGATACATAGACGAAAAGGGTGACATGGAAATGGGAAGCGGCGTTTTCCGTAAGCGTTTGTTTGTTCCGGAAATAGCCTATAACCGTACAACCTATTTCAAAGGACGTATGGTAAACTCCCCCGGTGGCGGTTGTAGCGTATTGTCATACGTGGATAACGGCGATGGAACCTACACCATCACTCCCGATCTGACGGACGCGGACGGATTGAGCCAGTTTGTTGATGATATCCTTACCACCTATTTTGTGACTAAGAATAGCGAAGGCAAGCTGAATGGCTTTGAAGAGATGAAATTCCGGGTGACTGCCGCAGATTATACAGCCAAGAAGTTTACTGTCATTCCCCGTCCGGGGCATTCTGACTGGAAACCTGCCGAGCAGATGGTATTGGCACAAACAGGTAATTTTACGGACCCGGAACGTCAGACTTATATACTTATTGATTCAGTCAACGGAAACAACTGTATTACATTCTTTGACAATGCCAACACTTGGGACCCGGAACCGGCGCAGATGCCTGCGTGGTTCGGCAAGAAAAAAGGCATGACTGTAGCTGGTGTTAATGCGGACAATTACTCGGCCGTTCTTCAAAACATTATCATGACCGGGCTTATCTTTCAGGTGGATGAGATCACCGGACAGACAGTGCGTGTTCCGTTGGACAAAGGTGAATGGACCGCAGGTAAGTACGCCTACTATAACCGGGTGTCACACAACGGGGCTTTGTGGTTGTGTGTTGATGATAACGGAACAACAACCGAACCATCAGAGACTAATTCGGCATGGTTAAAACAAGTTTCTGAGGGAAAGAAAGGAGATCCGGGCTTGTCTGTAGTCGGTGGTGGGCATTGGGAATCCGCCAACACACCATATAGTGCCAATACAATGGTCACTCTTGCCAACTGTGTCTTTATATCCAAGGTGGAAACCTCCAATCCTCCCATCAGAATATTGCGTATCAAAGGCGGCAATTTCTTAAGAAAGAAGGACGGTGGTTATTATCTTGCCGGGAAACCTGCCGACTGGGAGGTTAACGAAGACTGGGACATGCTTCTTGACGGGCGTGAACTGAAAGGCGAGAGCATCACTTTCCTTGGTGAATTTGCCACGGCTCCAGCCAACCCGAAAAACGGTGATTCATACCGTAACACAACTGACCGCGCCACCTACATCTATCAGGACGGAAGATGGCAGCTTATGATATCGGACGGGAAAGACGGTAAGGACTATGAGTATATATACACAAGAGGCAATATCATAGATAATCCTCCCGAAAAACCTGACAGCCAGCAGAAGGATGATTATATACCTGAAGGATGGACGGATGATTTTGTAGGAGTGGACGCTGATCATCAGGTTGAATGGGGCTGCAAGCGTTTCAAGGAAAACGGTGTATGGTCAGAGTTCAGCACTCCTGCCGTGGTGCATCGCTGGAGTAAGGACGGGGCTGACGGTGAGAGTATCACAGCCGCAGGTCATTGGGAGTCCGCCAACATTCCGTATGCGAAAAACAGTACAGTATCGTTTGCCGGAGGATCTTACTTAAGCAAGGTTCAGACTTCCAATCCGCCACTTCCGCTTCTTCGTGTGAGAGGTGGACGTTATCTAAGGAAGAAGGATGGCGGTTACATACTTTCCGGGAAGAGATCGGACAAAGCTGTCAACTCCGACTGGCAGGAAATGACTTCCGGTGTCGAACCGTCCGCTTCGTACTGGCTTGACAGCCCGGTAAGCACGATAAACTTCACGTCAACAGGCACACCGTCACCGTCAGCATTTGTTGTTACCATGAAACAGAATATAGGCGGTAATGTGAGCGATACGAACAGGTTCTATCTTGTCGCACGCAAATATAACGGAAGCTGGCTGGCGCATGTAGGTGCTACCCTGAACAGCCAGATATCCGTTCCTGCAACAGCCGGATACACCCAGTTCGCCGTCCGGGCTTATAAATCCGCGTCGGACGCAAACGCATGGAATAATAATTTTGTCGCTGAAAAAGGTGTGGGGGTTGCTAAAGACGGAGCCATAGGAGCGACAGGAGCAACAGGGGCGTTTCCCCGTGACAGAGGCGTATGGGCTTCCGGACAGACTTACGTCTGGAATGCGGATTACCGGGATAAGGTCATATATCTGATAGGGGGAGTTTATTATAATTTCCTTGTAAAAAATTACGGCGCTTCCGTTACCTCTGCACCCACATCAGCCAACGGGGATTCGAACTGGGAAGCCATGCAGAAGTTTGTGAATATCGCTACTGACACCCTGTTTGCCGATGGTGCGAATGTGGCCGGATTCATGTTCAAAAACAATGTGCTTAAATCCCACAACGATGAAGGTGAGACTCTTCTTATCAATGGCGTAACCGGGTATTTCAAATGTAAGAATGCAGAGATTACAGGAACAATCACAGCGGATAAAGGACGTATCGGTCCGTTCTCCATCGCTTCGGGAGTATTGTCCTCAAAGAACCTTTATGAAAATGAAACAAATAAATACGTCGGTTTCAACCTGTCTGCCGGGCAAATTGAATTTTATAACGAAAGGACATTTGCAAACGTAAGAATCGGGGGAGACACGCAGTTTGTCACTATTGAAGGGATTAAGTATGATGCCGGAATTGATATACAGAGTTCAAATGCTATGATCGGAATGCACATCAAGACTCCGAGCATTCCTCTATTCGTGGAGGGTGGTAACATTTTCCTTCATCCGAACAATGACAGCTATGTTTCTCTTCGTGGCATAGTTGGCAACTGGAGGAACATATCCGTCAGCACCTCCCTGAATAACAATGATGACAATGTGATGTTTATTAATACAGGTAATATAGAAGTGACACTTCCTCCGGATGTTCCGGGACATACTATATACTTCAAACGTATGAGCGGCGGAGTAAGATTGACAGGAGGACGGATCCTGCCTGCTCCCGGAGGACAGGAGATGTCTTATATTGATTTGGATTTTGCATCCGGCTTCATTAAGTGTATGGGTAATTATTGGGTTATGTTTTATTGCGGATAATTTAAATATAAAGTATGAAAATAAATTTTGCACAATTTCCTATTTATGACGGGATTAAAAAAGAAAAGCTTATAGCCAGTAACATCACTGAGGCCTTCGGTGACTGGATATATAAGAACGTAGCGGGCTTGAAGGCGCATCTCCTTGCGGAGAAAATCTTCAAGTCGACTGTAGATGGTGTGGAACTTGACGAAGAGGAGGTGGATATCATAAGACGTTCTACCCCTATGTTGTCCGGCTTGCTGGCCGATTCGTTGAATGATTATCTGGATAAAAAGAAGGAGGAACAACATGAAAATTGAGAATTTGGAACGCGCCAGCCGGATCAATGACGAACTGGCGAAACTGAAGCTGGCGAAGGAAACGTTGAATAACGGCGGCTATGTCCGTATCTACAGCAGCGCCCGGTCAAGTGCCGGATGTGTGGAACTGGATATAGCAAACTTCAATGATGAGGTGAACACGTGTATAGACAACCATATTACAAAACTAGAATACGAAATAGAAACGCTATGATGAAAGAATTATGGCAATTAATCAAGATGCTGTTCTCAAGCAAGCCGGGTGATTTTGACACTCCTGAGCTGCTTGCCATGAAGCATTATCCTTTCAAGGGATACCGTTTCATGATGTGGTGCGGACGGATGATCTACCATATTGAGAACAAAGAGAACATAGAGAAGTACATGCAGACCTATGCGGGTAAGGAGAGTATGACTCACGAAACCATACACTTGCGTCAGGCACAGGCTGTCGGCTCATGGGTAAAATACTACTGGCGGTATTTTGTCGAGTGGATCAAGGGAAACCCTATCTGCCATCCTGCGAGTTCGGCGTATTATACCATCTCATACGAAATGGAGGCGTATGCCAACGAAGACAATCCGGATTACCCCGTTAACTATGACAGGAACAATCTTTCCCGGTACAAGATAAAAGGTGGCAGGAAGAAGCTGTACAAATCGGTTGGCGGCACTTCAAAAGTGTGGAAAAATTATATTAGAACTTTATAAAAATTAGGATATTATGAGTGATTTGAATTTAGACAATATTGTTGGTTTTAAGGCTGTTGATAAAGACGGTAACGAACAGAATGTAACAGTGGATGAGATGGTGGACATGGTTTCCACAAGAATGGTTATGGCTTTGTCAGAAACTTCAACATTTGCTGCCGCTGCTGCAACAGGAAATGACGTGTATGAAAATGAACTTCCGACTGTGACAGATGCCGCAAATGTAAGGGTTTTACAAAGTAGCGGAGATGCCGCACAAATGACGATGCAGTCACTTGCATCAAAACTGGGGGGACTTCTGCCGGATTCTTTGGGATTTTTAAGAGGATATAATAATCCAGCTTCTCTTGATACAAACATTAATGGCATCTATAATACGAATGAAAGTGTTCAGGGAACATGGCCTTTATATGCTTATAAATATGGTGTACTAGTTGTCCTATGTTCAAAATCATTTGGTGCCGCTCAAATTTACATATCGGATGGTACCGAAAATATTTATGTGAGAAAATCATATAACTTAGGAAAAACATGGGAAGAATGGTTACTTATTAAAGGAGTAAATATTACCTAATTCCCTCTGGGGGGATTGGCGAACCGTATCTTGGGTATAAAAAAACGGGTGGTCCGGTACAAGCCGGTTCCACCCGATCCTGATATGCACAACGCCATGTGCAGTGCAAAGGTAATAAATATCTGAATAAACCGCTATATTTTTCAAG